TGCCCTTGGTGGCCAGGGTCTGCACCGAGCCGCCCGAGTCCTTGTAGAAGAGCTTGCCATCAGCGTAGTTGACCGCCAGTTCCGCACCAGATGCGCTGCTGGTCAGGTTACCCGCCGAGGGGCTGTTCCCAGGCGTGCCGCTTGCGTACAGAAGAATGGGAGTGAATCCGGACTGCGCCATGATGGTTCCTTAGAATGCTCCGCCAGCCACAGCGCCCCACTCAGGAGCCGATGCGCCAGCCTTCAGGACTTGGCCTTGAGTGCCAAGAGTCAGTTTGGTGAGAGTTGTGCTGCTGTTAGCGTACAGGATGTCGCCGGTTGTGTAAGAGGACTGCCCCGTACCTCCAACCGTAGCTGCAACCGTGCCGGATGTGATCTGGCTTCCGGCAATCGCAATAGATGCGTTCGAGGCCGCAGTCAGTTGACCCTGAGCATTGACCGCGAACGTCGCTACCTGAGAAGCAGACCCATAACTTGCGGCGCTTACACCTGTGTTGGTGATCGAGAATTGCGAGCCAGTTAGCGTCAGGCCAGTGCCTGCCGTGTACGTTCCAGCCCCGGAGAACTGCACGAACGCAATTGGACTAGTTCCAATCGACGTGGTGTTGTTCGTTTGCACCCAACCTGTGTTGGCGTACAAAGTTCCATTGGTGACGAAGGTAAAGTCCCCGCTGGCCACTTCCGTGGTCGTATCGAAGTCCGTCGCCCGCGTCAGTACGGTTCCACCCGTAGCCCAGGTGTAGATGCCGTTGTTCGCCTGCGTAGCTTCGTTCTTGACCAGAATCCGGTTGCCGTTCTGAAGCGGGTAGCCGTCCAGGGTTGTCAGGGCAACCGACAGCGTCAGAGTCGCCCCAACACCAGCCGTGCCGTTGTTGTAAGTGACCGTTCCCCCGGTGATTGATGCCAGGGTTGCAGGCGTTGCCGCCGCGCAAGCCGCATGGATGTGCAATCCCTCGGCAACTGCATCTACATACTGTTTTGTGGCCAGTTGCAAATCCTGGGTCGGATCCTGGGTGACGGTGACAGAAGTCAGACCAGTCAGCGACGAAGACCATTGCGGGGCACTTCCAGTCGAAGTCAGTACGGTGTTCGCAGCCCCGATCCCCAACTTGCTTAGAGCCGTCCCCGTAGCGTAGTAGGGCAGATCCCCCGCCGTGTAGGAGGAAAGGCCCGTTCCGCCTCTTGTGGTCGAGAGTTGACCCGTCCATCCCACCGTGATCGCTGCGGCGTTCAGAAGGGCCGTAGAAGGACTTCCAGACAGGGTCAGCGTGACATTGGTGTCATCCGTCTTCGTCAGAGCCCCAGGAGACGACCACTGCGGTGCAGTCCCGTTGCTCGACAGGTACTGCCCATTGGTGCCGATCGCCAACTTGGACAGAACCGTGCCGGCTGAGTAGTACGGGACATCCCCAAGAGTCCAAGAGGTCAGGCCCGTACCACCGCTCGCGGTGTCAAGCGTGCCGGCCATCGTGAACGTGCCAGTCGTTGTGACAGGCCCGCCCGAGAAGGTCAACCCGGTAGTGCCACCCGTGACATTGATGAAGGTGACACCGGTTCCCACCGCGATTGAGCCCCAGACCCCGTTGGCGTAACCCTCAAAGTTCTGGGTGTCGATGTTGTAGCGGAGGTTGCCATTGACACTCAGTCGCTCGGCAGTCGTTCCAACAGGAACTCTGACTGCTCCAGTGCCAGGAATCACCGGGTCGCTCGCCAACCCAACCGTGGGATCAGCCGCTCCGTTGCCGTTGGTGATACTAATCTGATTAGTAGTGCCCTGGATGGTGACCTTGGCCGGCGCCCCAGACTGCATGGCCAGCATTCCGGTCCCGGTTAGGGCTGCAAAGTTCGCCAGAACCGCTCCCAAGCTCACCGTGGGGTTACCGGCTACCCCATCCCCATCCGTGACCTGCAGGCCGCCTCCAACCGCGATAGACCGCGCCGTGAGGGTGCTCGGTCCCGTCTTGACTTGGATGCCGCTAGGACTGGAGTTCAGAGACTGCGCGGCCCCCGTCAAACTCACCTGCAACGTCGAGCCGGCGCCGTTGTCCGTCAGGGACAGCCCAGTACTGGCTGAGATCTGCCGCGCCTGGATGAGCCCTGCGGTCGAACCGACCGTCAGGAACGGGTAATTCAATGCCCCGGCGCCCGCGATAGCCGCAGTCGTCGTCTGAACAGTCTGACCGTTCTGGACGACCGGAACCGACTCCGTCCCCGTCAGGGCCCCTGCAGCCGGTAGCTGGGTGATAGTAACTTGTGCTGACATGTCAGGAGCTCGGTGAGATCACGTCGTTGTTGCCGTTTGACTCCGGGGTCTGCGTGTTCTGTTCTGTGCTGACCTTGTACTGCCCGTTACCAGTCGTGATGAGGGACGTGCTCGTGTCCGCGACACTGACATCAGGACGAGGAAATTGCAAGGTGATGCGCTCAGTCTTCCTCGCCGGTAGCCGGTACGGGTCCTTCTCATCCGCACAGCCCTGGCCGCAGACCTTCAGCCCAGGGAAGTTCGGATCCGGCATCGCCTCCACGATCGGGCGCTTCATCTTGCATCGGTCGCAGATGAAGATCGCGATGATCGCATTGCCACGAGTGTCCAAGAAGCGAGGCATGGGTCACCGGGTGTAGCACGTCAGATTCGGCGCGTAGAAGATAGGCGACCTGTCGCGGTTTTCGTTCTCGGCCTGCTGGAAGTACTTCTCCGCCTGCCCCTCCAGGTACTGAATGCGCGCCAGATCCACGCCAGGGAGGATCATGCTCATCTGGTGCGCGAGCATGAACTGGATGGCCTGATAGAAGTACTGCGGCACCTCGATCTCGTCGTACAGGTCCCCCACGTCCATGATCTGGCGGGAGTACCACACCGTCATCTGCACGAACGGATTCGAGGGCGTGGGCCACAGCGTGATCTTGGCCTGGGGGATCGTGCGGTTCAGCCAGTACTGGTAGGGCTGGTTGGCCGTGAAGTTCTTGTTCGGCAGGTTGGTGTAGTCGTCCCGGTTGAGCCGGGCCATCGTCACCTCGGTTGAGAGGTTGCCGACGTAAAACTCCCGCACCTGCAGGGTGTTCCCACCCGTCTCCCGCATCCGGTACCACTGCTTGCTCGCGCCAGGGTCGATGTCGTACCAGAGCCATTCGTTGTTGACCCATGTCTCCACCCCTGTGTCCAGCAACGTGGTCCAAGACACCCCGTCATCCGAGGTCTCCAGCAGGATGTGAAACGAGCCAGACACCCCAGGCAGGATGCCGATCGAGCCCGCATAGATGGGATTGTCGGTGCCGAAGTTGACCGAGATGTTGCCGTTCGGTGCGGACTGCACCGTGACGGTATCGACATCCGAATCGAAAGCGTTGTACGCCGTCCCAGACGAAGCCGCATAGGTCCCAGAAGGCCGCTGCAACGTTCTGTAGAGGGCGTTCAGGACATCGTTGCCACCAACAGGCAGCAGGTACTCATACTGGTCCGGCTTGAGGCCGTAGACCTTCTTGGAGATGCACCAGTAGTTGATGCCCTGGTTGATCAGGTTGCTCAAAGTGAAGAACAGAGCCTGCTTGGATGCCTGCACCTGCTCGACCGTCAGTTCCTCGGCCAGCTTCCCGGACAGCCGGGCCCCTTGGTCGATGAACTTCTGAACCGAGACGACAGTCTGCCCGACGGTCCCGCTGTAGGCCATGTGTCACCTCACCATCCCGAGCACTTCCACCTGCGCAGCGAAGCCTTGGCGCGCTCCGCGTCACCCTTGGAGTGCCTCACCACGCCCGACATTCTCGCGCAGAAGGACTTCTTTCGGGCGCCCCCTTGGGGCTGAGGTGCCTTCAGATCCGAGCCGGTCTCCCGGTTGTACTTGGCCCTGCCCTTGGCCGTCAGGCCGGCACCCTGGCTGACCGGCAGCTTCTCGCCGCGGCCGACACTCAAGCTCACCCCGCCGCCCTTGGCCTTGGCCGTCTTGGCGGACTCCCTGAAGGCCTCCGCGGTCGGCGCCCCAGGCGCCCCAGGCTTGCGCATGCGCTCACCCGAGCCTTCAGCGATACGTTGACGCTTGGCGTGGATGTTGGCGTAGAGGCCACCCCCATCGGCCTTGTGAGCCCGACGTTGAACATCGTAAGCGATAGCCACGGCCTGCTTCTGAGGCTTGCCCGCGGCGATTTCGCGCTTGATGTTCTCCTGGAAGGCTTTCGCCGACTTGGACTTGACCAGAGGCATGATCAGGCCGCCTTCAGCAAAAGGACAGCAAAGTTGCCGTCACTCAGCGTGATGTCAGTGGGACCAGTGTCGCAGGCCCCCTGCACGCACAGAGTGTTCCCCGCGGCAGCCTGCACGAACGCCGACACAGCCACGAACATCGGATCAGAAGAATGAGAGTGAGACTTGACCAGAGTGTTTGGGTACGCAGTGGCGGTCGTTTCGTTGAAGCAACGGAACGAGAACGTGCGGTTGTTGGAGTCTGAAAACGTCAGGAAGAACTGGATCAGGTACACCCCACCAGTGTCGATTTGAATTCGATCATTTGCCACTTGAGGCGTGACACCATTCGACAGGCCGTCCGTCGTGAAGGTATTCAGCTTGTAGAAGGTGTTTGCGACCGTCAAGGTCTGCGGAACCGCACCTCCGGCGACGTAGATCTCGCCGTAAGTGGCCGCCGTCACACTGAAGACCGAAGCCTTGACGTTGTTGCCGCCTTGCACAAGGGGCACGGTCTCGCTACCTGCCAATGGCAGGGTCGCGGCCGGCATTGCACTGATCTTGGTGTTAGCCATTACGAGGCCTCCAAAAGAATCCCGCCAGAAGACTCCATCAGCACGTATCCACTTCCATCTTCAAGGTCGATGAAGTAGGTAGTTGGGATCTGGCCAAATTTGACAATCACCTCGCTGCCGCCCACATCGTCGCCGTACCCTTCGTTGGCATTTGCCACCACTCGGATGGACGTGCCTGGGTAGGTGTTGGCAAAGTTGGCAACACCAGAGTACCCAACGCTCATCAGATCCCCGCTTGAATCGCCTTGAGCGTCACAGAGCCGGCGCCGGAGTTCACCGTGATGCGGATACCTGTCACCGGAAAAGCGTAGTTGCCGTCGGCGTTAGCGATCTGCGCAGCAATCGTTGGATGTGGGAACCACGTGGTGAACCCAGATGCCGGGTCATCAAACGTGTGTTGTACCGTGTAATCCACCACGCCCACCACGATGACGCCGAAGCCGACGTTGAAGGGCGAAATGTTTGTGTTCATGACGAGAGCCGAACTGGATCCGGCGCCCGTCTTCGATACGGTCTGAACTTTCATCAGAACACCTCAGAGAAGACAGGGGCCGAAGCCCCCGTCTTGATCAGCACTTGCCGCCGCGCTTGCGGGCCACAGCAGAAGCTCCAGGAGCAACTGTGACCGACTTCTCGGTCTTAGTGACGCTACCCGGCGGGGGCTTGCTGCCAAACATCCCCTTAACCGCTCCCATGGCCTTGCGAGCCAAATTCGGGAGCAGGTTGCGGGTGGACTCGGCCTCTTCCTTTTGAGACTGCTCCCAGGCCTTCATCGCACGCTCATTGCGGTCGATGTGGGACTGAATCTTCGCCTCATAAGGCATGTCGTCGGAGACCTTGCCGCCGCCGTTGTACCGCCCTTTCAGCAGCCGATGAATGGCTTTCGCCTCTCGCCCGCTGATCTTGCGGCCCGCTCGATTTGACGATGCGATGGCCTTGTTGACTGCGACTTCGGAGTACTGAGGGTTGACAGGCGGCCGGGCAGCCCGCTGCGGCGGCGCCGGACGATCATCGTCCTTGTCGTCGTCAACAGGGCCACCATCGGCCTTGTAGACCTTACCGCCGCGCTTGTAAGTGCCGGACTGCATCGTGTTCGCCACGGGAGGATGGACGGGGCGGCGAGGCATCTTTTCTGCCTTGCCGTCGTCCACGACATTACCCCCCGTGGCGTAGGCTTTTCCCAGGGAACCCCCGTGCTTGTACCCGCCCGCGTTGCCCAGCCTGACCTCACCCGTTTTGGTGTTGGTCTTACCCGGCCTCGAGGTGTTGGCAGGACGGATTTCGGCAGCCTTGATGGTGCCGCCATTAGCCTTGCAGGCCATGCCGCCGGCAGCGTAGCCGCCGCCGTTGCCCATCTTGACGCCGCCAGTCGTGCCGCCGCTCTTGCCCTTGCCAGCAGTCACTACCTTGGTGTCCTTGAACGGACCCTCGTTGCCCTCGATCGAGCCGCCCATTTTGTAGCCGGCCGGGCTGCCCATCTTCACGTCACCAGTGCCCTTGGCGCTGTCGTGGTGGGCCGTGACCATCTTGGTCTTGGCGAAGTTGCCTACAGCGCCTCCAGAAGCCTTCTTGACCACGCCATGGGCCTTGGAGGCGGACATGGCCTTGTGATGCTCAAGTTCGCGCTCTAGAGCCGAGCAGTCGGCAGAGCCGCCCTTCTTCATGCCAGTCAGAGCCCTGCGTACCATCGCAGCACGAGAGGCGCGCTGGTCAGGAGCCATGGCCGCCAGAGCCGCCCGGGTCATCGGGTTGATCGGACCAGCCATCGGGCGAGCACCGCGGCCGCGTGCTGGACGAGCCGCAGGGGGCATGGCAGGAGCCATAGCCGGACCCATCATGCCCCCCATCTGCTTATGCTGGACGTTGCCGCCCTTGGCATACAGATTTGGGTTCATGGCCTTCATGCGCTGGGCCATCGAAGGCTTCTTCGGGGCCTTGCCGGCTTCTGCAGGCGCCGACAAAGGCGCCACGGGCGAAGCAGCCATCTTGGCCGCCGGAGAGGCCACTTTGCCCCCCTTCTTCAGCTTCAAGATGACTGACGGTTCCGTCGTCGTCATCTTCACCATCGGCTTGAACTGTCCCATGATGAGACCTCCTTATGCCTGGGTGACGCCGAGGGCGCCAGACCGGGTTGCGTTCGGACCCACCGCGATCGCCGGCAACAGGATGCCCATCACCAGCCGCCGGATACCATCCGGAACCGAGGAGGGCACGTAAGTGCCGCGGACATCACCCGTGGTGGTCGTCGCAGTCGAGGTCACCGCTGCGGTGAACGTGCCGGCGTTGCGAGCCAGGGTGTTGTTCCAGCCAACCGAAGCGATGTAGCCGGCATCCGTGACCCGCACCGGAATCCCCAGAATGTCCGTGGTGCCCACCGCGATCGTGCCGCCGCAGTCGCCTGCCACAGCCACTTGGCTGACTTGGTAGAAGGCCTTCTTGCCGTTGACCGTCGTGGACTGCGTCGTGCCCGTCGAGATCACTTCGCTCATGGCTTGACCGTAATAGTCAAACCCCGAGACCGTGACGTCCGTGGCCGAGATCGTTCCCGCGCCGATCGTGATGCTGACCGCTCGCGGAACATCCAGTTGGTAGACCGTCGAACCCGTCGTCAGCACCACCGCTCGCACCCCAGCGCCTGCAGCCAGAGTGGCGTTGCCAGCCACCGCGTAGGAAGCCGCCGCCGACAGCACTGCGTTGCCCTTGGTTTGGGGCACGCAGTCCCAGACGTAGATGCGCCCCAGCGGACCCACTCCCAGATCCATGGGCGCCGGGTTCTGCAGCATGGCATTCCCGTTGGCCGTCATGGTCGTGCTGGAAGCCGACACAGATTGGTTGATGGTGTACGTCCCCGTACCACCGGAACCCGTGCCGAAGGCAGTGATATACGTACCGTCGGTCACACTGGTTCCATCCACGTACATGCCGATTCGGATCGGCTCGTCGGACAGCATGGCCGTCACGGTCAACGTGGTGCCAGACATGGACCCGGTAAATTGCGTTGTAACCGGTTGGGCGTCCATGCCCATGTAAGTTCGGGCAGACCCCAGAAACAGGTCGTCAGAAAACTGAGGCATCGTCTTCTCCTTGAAAAGCTTGACGAAATCCTTGGAACAAGGGGCCGGCTTTCACCGACCCCCGCTTGACGTCAGACCCCAGGCGTGCCGTAGACCGCACGGGGATCCGTGAAGCCCACGTCATAACGCTCGGTGGCCTTATAGCGCATCGTGTCCGTCTCGAAGTCGCCTTCCATCGTCTTCTCCAGGCGGCGGCGCATCAGGAGCTTGAGCCCCTCCGGCGCATCCGTCTGGACCCAGAACGCGGTAGCCGAGGTCAGACGCGACAGGACAGCAGCGCCTTCGTCCAGCAGCCCAATCGACTTGATCGGGTTGATGTCGTTGTTGGCGTTGCCGGCCCGCAGGACGGACTTCAGCAGGACTTCAGCTTGGAAGATGTTGCCAGGGGCCACGATCAGCTGACGCGGCACCAGACGGATCTTCTTGCCGTTGTTGTCCACGGCGTTGCGGATCTGGATCAGCATCTGCTCCAGAGACGTTTGCGACAGGTTCGCCGCAGTCGTCAGGAGGTTGCTGAACGTGCCGTTGACGATCGGGTGCGAGGCACTGTTGAGCGCCACACCGTCACCACCCGGGTAGGCGGCATTAAAGGCCGTGTTCAGCACGTTGGCCGACAGCAGTTCCTTGGTTTCCACCAGGGACTGGGCAAGGTGGCGCGCGTACACCTGACCGATCCGGATGTGGTCGCCGTCTTCCACCAGCACCTTCGTCAGGGCGAAGGCGAGGCCATACACCTTGTAGACGTAGCGCTTGAGGAAGAGCACACCACCCTGCTGGTACGTGACCGGGGTCCCGTCCGGCAGTTGCGGCGCGGCGCCGAATCCGTACAGGACCGGCTCTTCGTGGTAGTTGCGAGGGATGCCATCTTCCTCACGGAAGACGCGACTCCACTCATCGGCTCGTTGATCGTAGACCCCGTCGAAGCATTCGTTGAGGATTGGCTCAACGATGGAACGGAAGTCGGTTGAACGCATCGGGGCTGCCATTTCAGCTCTCCTTCAGTTAGGCAATCGCGGTGAAGGCACCGAAGAATTGCGAGTTGGCACACACGACACGGACGATCGTGAACGAGTCACCCCAGGCGTTGTCGGGGTAGGGCGCGAGATCGACGATCCGCATCTGACCCTGCACGCCGTTGCCCACGGCGCTGGCCGAGTTCAGCGTGCACGCCGACAGGCCCGTGGTCGTGGACCCGTTGGTGACGTTGTTGAAGTTGAACTCGTTGCCGATGGCCGTCTGCGCGATCGAGCCGTCGGCTTGAATCTCGTAGACGATGTTCGGGTCGTTGTAGAAGTACGCCACGCACGAACCGGTCTCATAGGACGTATTGGCAGGCCAATAGTTCGAGACACGGCGACGGCCGGTCGTATCAGTCCACTCGACGCCAGCGAACGCACCGACCCACGCGCCCGACGTGGTCGCCGGGGTGATGGTGCCGAGCGTGCCGCCGATGGCGGTGGTCTGGTAGCGAACCGGTTGACCCTTGAAGATGGTCGTGTTGAAGGCCGACGGAATGCCGTTGGCGAGCGCCTGTGCGCGATCCAGACCAGAGGGATGGAACGCAGGGCGCAGGCCGAACGGAGCAGAGGTTGCACTCATGAGAACTCCTTATCCCTGGAACACAGGGACACGTTGTGGCTGCTGTTCAATAGAGCCGATGCCCTCGCCCTCGACGCTGACCAACGGACGGCCGTTGCTGTCGCGCTGCCCCTGGAGGTTCTCCACCTGGACCCTGATCTTCTCAGCTTCCTCGCGCGGACGCTCGTGATGCTGATAGAGCATGATCTCCTGGTAGATGTCCATGGGCAACTTGAACAGCAGCATCTCGTTGCACGAGATGTAGCCGACGTGCTCGCCAGACTTGACGCGGTAGTCTTCGTACCCGGGCAACTCATCCGCTTTAACGGGAACGTACCCAAGACGCATCCGCTTGTCGATGCTGTCGTAGCTGTTGGTGGTCGATAGCCAGCAGAGGTGCCACCCATCCATGGTTGGCAGCTTCGGCAATGCTGATTGCGTCCACTCCTCGCTCCACATCCTGCGACGTTCCTGCGATGAAATGAACCTTTCCTCAGGCGGCTGGCGGGAGGCGTCCCCGTTGTCACGGTCTTGGCGACCACCAGTCGAGAGAGACTTCTTAAGGCGTGATTCCATGGTGTCTTGTCCTTCAGTTGCGGGTGCCATTGGCACGGTCATACGCGATGAATTGCTTGATCATGCGGGCCTTGCGCTCGGGGTTGTCCCAAGCTCCAGCGTCCTTCATCGCTTTGACTCGTTCAGGCGAAAGCCGGAACTGGGTGCTGTTGACGCCCCCATACGCTGCCGATGCTTCACGCCCTGAACTGCCCACAACATTCCTCGGTCGTCTGACCCCACGAGAATCGTCGCTCGACCCATTGTAGCGATGCGGTAGCTCCTTCTGCAACCGACTGTCAAGCTCGTCCCAATAATCCGGATCCGAAGGATTCCAGCCCTGGGTCACCATGAGCTCGTCGATTTTCTTGGCCACCCGGCTATCCGGGTCGGAACCATCCACGCGGTACCAGTTGTTGCGACGCATCCAGTCCGCGGCGAGGCGCTGGACATTCTGGTCGGGCACCGGGATCTGGGAGCGCCGCAGTTCGTTCTCCGCGGCTTGCTTGGCCCCCAGAAGGCGGCGAGCTTCGTCCTGGGCCGTCTGCCAGAGGGTCTGAGCCTCCACCATGGCCTGCCCATCCTGGTTCTGGGTGGCCTCGGCGAGCTTCATCTTGGCGTATTCGAGGCGCACGTTGGCGTCCTCGATGCTCTTGTCGATGCGAGTGATGCTCTCCGCCTTGGTGTTGCGCTCCAACTGGGACAAGCGGCGCTTGAACTCCTCGTTCTCACGCTGCAACTGGGCCAAACGAGCGTCTTTTTCCTGGTTTGTGCGCCGAATCAGGTCTTTTTTGGCCCTGCGGCGGTTCCGGCGAGCCTGTCGGACCTCGTCAGTGTCGTCCGGATGGTCAACATCATCAGGTTCGGCACTATTTTGGGCTTGGGAGGGCTCAATTTCGCCTCCATCGGCCATATCGAGCATGTTTTCGGGCAAATCGACGGTTGCGGACCCATCTTGGGCTTCAAAAACCTCGATTTTCTCGTCGGGATTGGTGGAGTCGGCCATTTTTAGGTCTCCTTACACGTAGGCCTTGAACGTCAGCGGGTTACCCGTGACCTTCGCGATGAGTTCGTGGTCGTTCAGGGTCATGAAAAGCACCGGATCCTCGGTGTCGTCACCCCCTGGAACTTTGATTTCCCACCTGTCGCCGCCCCATTTGGGCACGCGCACGTAGTCACCGACCTGTGCCCACGTTCCTTCTGGCCAGGAGGCCATGGTGTCGCGGTTCTTGAAGGCCAGAGGGCCGACCCGAACCACCTTGCCGATCATGTTCTGCCACTTCTCGGCCTCCTTGGTCTCCTCGACCAGGATGATCTTGCCCGCCGTCTTGCGCTTGATGCGCCGTAGTTGGACGATGACGCGGCCGCCGAAGGGCATCATGCCCGGGTTGACATCCGGGAAGGCCCAGGCGAGCTCGTCTGGATCCGGAATGTCGTTTGTCGCCTCGAAGGCAACGATCTTCTGCACATCACTCACTCACTTCTCCTGCACGCCATATTCCAGGCGCATCGTTAAGCGCTTTTCAGCGCGGTCTCGCCCCGGAGTGGGGCCTCAATCTTGGTTCTTCTCGTCGTCTAGCATGGCATCCAGGATGTCCAGGGCGTGCTGTAAGCCCTGGTGCTCACCCACCATGCGCTGATAAGCCTCCCACGTCACCGGCGTCCCCGCAGCAAGGGACACCTGGATCTCGGCCTGCTTGACCTTGATCCTGTGGATGAGAGGCTCAATCACTTCTTCTTGGCCTGGGAGAGGCCGCCTTGGGGCTTGCGCGCCGGCTGGCCGCCCTTGGGCTGCAGGCTTGTGCCGTCCAGTTTCTCGCCCATCGCAATGCGCTTGCGCATCGGCACATTGATGCCGCGCTGCTCCTGATCACTCGTCGCCATTTCAAACTCCTGGTTGGGGGCCTTCCGGGCCCATTGGTGCCGGCATGCCGGCGGAAAGTTGGTCCTTGATCGTTTCCCGCGTCAGCTTGGCATTCTCGATCGCCATGCGGGTCTGATTGTCCGCGGCGTTCTCCTGTGCCTCCTGCTGCAGCTTGGCCTGGGCCAGCTGGATGTCCGCGGCGTCCTTCTGGGTCTTGCGCTGCGTCTCGGCAAGGCTGGTCTCGCGCACCACCTGGGCCTCCGGCGGCAGGATCTGCTGGGTCTGGTTGCGCTGCTGGGCCATCTGGATCAGAGCCTGGAAGGCCTGGGCGAACTGCCCGAACACCTGCTGGGTGTCGAGCATCACGTGCGCCCCTGCGGCCGTGTAGACCTTGTCCAGGGCCGGCGTCAGCCTCGGGTCGTCGTAATTGTCCACCGGGCCGCCGCTCTGTTGCTCCACGTACCCATTGGCCCGGTTCAGGTACCACAGGGTCATGTGCTGCTTCAGGTGCTCGATCAGGTTGTTCAGGTACGTCGGGTCGGCGAACGGCGACTGCCCCAGGAACGGGTTCATCGCAAACTGCAGGTGGTCCTGGATGTGCGCGATGTGGTCCTGCTGCAAGTAAGCATAGGCTGGTTGGCCTATCAGCAGAGCCGCGTTTTCGTCCGCAGAAGTCCTCTGCTCCGGCGCCGGCGTGTCCTTCAGGAGCTCGTTGATGTTCGGGACCTTCATCTGCTTCAAGGTCCGCGCCAGCACCGAGTTCATGTTGAACTGGTCTGGGTACTTGTCCATCAGCGACAGAACCGCTTGGTTCTGCGCCATGCGCTGCGTCTCGCTGAAGATGTGCGGGTCGCTGACAGGCACCACGTCCGTGTTGCGGGCGAAGTCCTCTCGGCTGATCTCCAGGTCAGCCACCACCTCCGACTTCTGCATGTCGTCGAAGTGCCACCGGTTCAGCCGGCACAGGACCTTCAACACTCGCGCCTGGGAGTCGTGCAGCCGCGCGTGAATCGCCGAGAACACCGCAGCACCCTGCTCGATCAGAGCCTGGGTCGTCCCCACCGGGGCGTTGGAGGTCACGTCGGCGATCTTCTCTTCCGATGTGGTCACTACCCCCTTGGCAGCGTTGTCCAGCCACCCCAGCAGCTGCAGGAGCACTGGGCTGGGCGGGTTGAAGGGCATCGGCATGGCGATCTGCCGAATGTCGTTCACCCCAGGAGCGCCCTCGATCTCGACGATCTGAGTCACCTCGACCTGCTGGCTCTGGCCACTGATCTTCGCGCCCTTGAGCTTCAGCATGGTCGCGGCGTTGTTGATGTGCGCCGAGTCCAGCAGGGCCCTCAGAGAGCCCGTCAGGGCCGCAGAGAGCCCTCCGATGAGATGAGGTAGCCCGATGGCATACGCGCCGCGCCAGGGGATGAACTTGAACTCCACGACCCAGTCCAGCTTGGTCATGGTCTCGTCAGTCTCTTCCCAATTGCGGTACAGGCCCACCACCTCACGATCGAGCTCGTCGATCATCAGGATGTACGGGGCCATCTTGCCCTTGGTCTTCTTGTCGCCATCAAGCTCCAACCACGTATAGATGTGGTAGACCTTGCGCAGCCCGTCTTTGTTCTCCTCGAACTGCTTACCCTCGACCTTGTTCGTGGCTTTCTGGGGCTTGGTCTGCTCCAGATCCATCGAGGCCTTGACGTAGTTGATGTCGCGGTACATCCCGGTGCGGATGCGCCGGTTGAACTCGTGCGAGGTGATCTCGTGCACCTCGGCCGCGCGCTGCGCCGTGTAGAAGTTCGTTGCGGCGAAGGGCAGGATCACCCGGTCGATCGGCAGGAACTCCACGCAAGGGCGCTTCTTCTCCTCGTCGAACCAAATCTTGAAGTATTGCGATCCACCCAGAGGCAACTGGGTGAGCATCTGCTCCTGCTCGTCGCGGAACTCCTCGATCTGCTCCGTGATCTGCCAGTTCAGGTAGTCCTTCTTCCGCTCTGCGCGCTGCGACTTGAGCTCGTCGGCCTTGCCCAGGATCTTCGTCTTCACCGGCCCGTCGGGCGGGAAGAGCTCCTTGATCGCCCGGGCAGCAAAGTCCACGCAGCCCTCGGCCATGGCCGGATGCACCACCTTGGAAGCACCCATGAAGGTCGCGCCACCAGGGGCGTCGTTGCCCATGCCGGTGCGTCGGATGCCCTCCTCGTACTGCTTGTCTCGCAGGGAGCGAGCCTCCTTGTCGGACTCCAGTAAGTCCAAGTAATGCGTGGCCAAACTCGACAGTTCGACCAAGTCAATAGAGTCGGCGAGGTTGTCGTAGAAGTCAGGGTTGAACTCAGGGCCCGATTCGATTTCGACGATGGCCGAACCATCGGGGAGCTCCTCGGCCTGCAACTCGGGCAGATCGACGACTGCAGACCCGTCGGCCTGCTCCTCAATCTGCATCTGGTTTTCGTCGTCCATCACTTGCCCTTCCGCAGCAACTCAAGACGCATCGTGTCCGGGTTGCGGTTAATCTTCACAGGCCGGGGGCGGCGCTTCGGCGCGCGGCCAATCTCCGCGACTTCCTCAGGGTCCATCCGGTGCGCAAGGTGCGCCTGGGCCATGTAGCTTTGCTCCGGGAACTGATGATGCTCATCGAAATCTTGGCTCGGCCGCACAGACCCACCGCTTGCCATGAACTTGATCGGCTGGGGAGGAATGTACTCCTTGCCCGCGGCTTTCTCCTGCTCATGCGGCGGATCGATCTCGTACTCCCCGTTGTTTTTCAGGGCGTGTTCGATGTGCTTCTCGCTCACGTTGTGCGTGAATGAGGTCTGGTGGCCAGCATTGCTAGTTGACGTGGTCGGCGTCGTCATCAGGATCGGGCCAGCCTTCTTCCCGTTCTTGGTCATGAACCGGTTCTTGGGCAGGAACTCCTCGTCCTTGAACCGCGAATCCGTCGGGATCATGTGCGGCGAGCCGTCATCGTTCTTGCCCACTTGCACCAGCCGCGGGTGGAGGATGTGCTGCTTCTGATAGTCGAAACGCTTCCCGTTGAGCGTCGTGTGCCCGAAGTGGGCCTTGTCCGGCGTCGTGGGCTTGCCATTCGGGCCGAAGTGGCCCTCAGGACCTTCCGCCTTCTCTTGATCCGACAGTTCGTCTTGGGTGCGGCCGGTGGACCAGTACTTCGCGTACTTGATCGCCTTCTCCATCTTCTGGTTCAGCGGCGATCCCCGCTTCACGTCCGTCACCATGTACGAGCCCTTGGGGGGCGTCTTGTTGCCGTCGTCGTTGGTGAAGTCCTCGCCCTTCCCCGTCTGGGCCAGGATGGTCGAGCGCACGCGCTGCTTGTCGCGGGCGACGTTCTCCGCGATCTCCTTGCCCATCTTGACCTTTGGGCCCACGTTCGAGTGGGTCACGTAGTAGCCGTTTTCGGGGTCGTGGAGCTCGTTGGTCTTGCCGTATGAGTTGGCGATGATCGGCGGCTTGCCTTCTGCTTTGCGCTGGTTGTTTAGGTGGCGGATGACGTGCCGGGACGATACGTCCGTCTCATCAACCACGTTCGGGCGGAAGAGCAGGCGCAAGTTCTTCTTGTCGGCGGAGTTGGCCGCGTCGCGCATCGACCCCGTGTGGGCCAGGATCCAGTCCCGGGTCATGGCCGGGTCGTGCTTGGCCTGGGCGTGGCAAGCCCGGCGGATCGCAGCGTTGGGGTACTGGGCCTCCGCCACCGGCGCGAAGCAAGTGCCGCGGGTCGTGTCCACCACGCCCTTCTCGTCCACCCCACCACCGCAGCCGGTCGTCTGGCCGGGGCAGGTGTTGAGCACGTGGTGCTTCATGTTCTCGTCGTGTCCCGACGTGTACAGGGCGTGCCCTGCCACTCCCTTCGAGGCAAAGCCCACGTAGTTGCGGCCCTGCTCGTCCGTTTCGTGGCGCACCGTGTCGAGCTTCTCGCTTTCGTCCAGGGTGTTGGCCTTCTGGCCAATGTGCTTGGCATCGCGCAGCCGCTGCAGGGCAGTCTTCTCGTCGGCCACCTGCTGATCCACCGGTTTCTTGAAGTGGTCGTCCAGCGTGTCCTTGTGCACCTTGCCAATCTTGCCGATTGTCAGCGGGTCGCGGTTCTCAGCACCGTATACCTGAGCCCTGGCCGCGTTGATGTCCTTCATCCCCAGGATGTTGGACTTCTCGCTGCCCTCCCACATGTGCCGCGGCACGTTGATCCCGGACACCCCGCCCGGCCCCTGGGCCTGGAACACCATGCGGGTCGCCTTCGGGCCGGCCATCGACACGCCCGGCTTCTTCTTAGTGGCCAGCGCCGCCTTCATCTCGCCCACGGGCGGGAACTTGGCCGTCCCACCCTTGGCCATGCCCTGCGGAGGCATCTGCGGGCCTCCAGGAGGCGTCGGAGGCATCCCAGGCATGCCCGGTGGCATCTGGGGCGCCATGGCCGACATGGCCTGCCCCTGGGGCGTCATCTGCAGGATGTTGCTGCCGTCCGATGCGATGGGGCTCGTCGGGCCTCCCTGTAGAACCTGAGCACCTGCCAGCCGCTGGGGCGACTGCGGAGCCTGAGGGCCAGGAGGCACCATCGGCAGCATCTGGTGGCCGGGCGTCATCGCCGCCATATCCACACCCCCGATCGGCATCCCAGAGGGCGTGTAGACCCCTCCAGAAGGCGGAGGCATGTTCACTCCACCCGGGGACATGTAGGCCTTCGGGCTCAGCCCCGGCGCCTCGTTGATCCCGATGCTCTTCATCTCCACCGGGTTGGCTCGCCGCGCAAGGGCGATCCTCATCTCAGCCATCGTCGGCATCATCTTCCCCTTCGTTTGTCCCAAACCTGCAGGCGCATCTCATCCATCGTCGGGACCGCTCCACCCTTCGCATAGGCCATGGGCTTCAGAATGGCCTGCCGCATCTCAGGCGTGATGTCGAAGCCTTGGTATGTCTCAGGCGGACGGTTGATCCTGCGGAAGCCTCCAGCCTCAATCTCTCCGCGCCAGAACCCGGGATCGATGTACTGCATCGCTTCTCTGGCCTCGTCCTCCGATGGATGCTGCTCGATAACGTGCCCATCAAGCGTCACGGCAAACTTGCCATCATCCGGCTCAATCGATAGACCTTTGTACGGATCTACCTTTGGAGGCGTAGGCAACGGGATGGGCTTGATCCCCTGCCCGCCGAATCTCTTCACCAAGGCATGGGCCTGCGCCGGCACGAGCTCGTCGTAGAACTTCCGCATGCCCGTGTTGGGAACGATCAGATCATCCCCATCGAACGTCCCACCGCCTTGTTGCTGGATCTTCTTGGCTAGATCCTCGCCCACGTACTCGTGCAGCTTGTTGGGCGGGACGTTGACGCTGCTCTCTCGACTGCCGTCCCGAGCCGTGGTGTGGATCTCGAATCCGCCCCCCACTACTGGCCGCGCCTGGATTTGAGAGAAGTGTTTGTCCAAACTAAACCGATCCGCGGCCTGCTCTCCCTTCACGAACGCCACCCGGTCATGGCCTTCCTCGGCCGCCATCTTCATGATGTGCTTGAGAGCGAGGTTCACCCAGTCGTTCGTCTTCGTGACGAAGGGGGCGGCGGGTACACCGTCACGTGGCTTATCGACAAATGCCGCAACAAATGGCGGGTTGTTTGCAATGTTTTTGGCAAACTCTTCTGCATCTGATTTTTTATCAAACAGGGCATTCGCAACGGGTGTGTATCCGTGTTTCAGGTAAACCTGATAACCAGAGGCAAACCCCTTCTTCTTCCCCTCCTGCCCCCAGTCGCTCTGGATCTCCTCCACGAACAGGACCTTCTTCCCATCCTTGTCCGTGCGGTCGTTGATCCGAAAGTGGGCCAGGACGTTAGGATCATCCCAGTGATTGGATTTGAAATCCGGACCAGGATCTATGCTTTTCTGAAACTCCCTGGCCTGCTCGGCAGTATTGAATTCGTGAACCTTGCCGCGGTATGACACAACATGTTTATTGGTGGTCGTCCATCCAGGCCCAGGCACACTCATTAAATATGCCTGCGGCTTTTCTTTCGGCAATGTCAGCAGCACTTCGCGGTAGTTTTGGCCGCCTGGGAGTTGATACTCGCTGTATTTAGTCTGACTGTCTTCATCCGAATCATCTTCCCCCAGCACCTTCACCTCAACCTTCGGCGCGGTTCGGGCTACGTGCTTTTGAAGTTCTTCCCGAGTAATCGTCGGCCTGCTTGTCAACAACTTATCCACATCTGCGTGCTGCAGGTGCTCCTTCGGAACAGACCTCAGGTCGTTCATGAACGCCTGGGCGTTGCCGGACTTTCGCTGGATGTTGAGGGCGGCCTCCTCGAGGGGGGAGTAGAACCCGGTGCGGGTCACGGGCGCTTTGACGGCTCCTCCGCCGGCCATGCCCTTCAGAAGGAGCTCGTCCCGCATCCGTTGTACCGACCCGCCGGCCGCCATGTGGATGTCCGGCGACATCGTCGGGGCCTTGTTGGTCGTTGCCTTGATTTGGTGAGGATGGAACAGAAGGTAGGAATCTCCACCACGTCCTTCGTGTTCGTTCTCGTAGACGATGCCGTCGTGCCCTTTGGAGATTAAGAGGTCCTTCAAGGCCTGGAGTTGCCTCTCCCGCGGTTGGCCCGTGATGGCGGCGCCCTCTTCGTCCGTCAGCGTGCCCTGATCCAACAGGGCATCCGTCATCCGAGGCGCGGAGTCCCACCGCTCACCCATGTCAGGCATTCGCAAAGGGTTCTGCAATGAAACATAGGCCTTGATCATCCTGGACCCGCCGATGTCCCGTGCCTGCCCCTTGGTTCCCACGTGGAAGCCCAGTCCGTCCGTCTTAAAGACGCTGAACTGCTGGTCCGTCGAGTGGTAGACCGGCTTCGGCCGGCCCCTTTTGTCCGCCACTACACTGTTGCCGAACCATTGCTTAAACTGGTTCTGGAAGGGCTGAGCCAGCGCCATACCCTCCATCCTGGTCTCGACAGGGGCAGTGTGGACATCCTTCACCTTCTCATGGTTCCACACCACCACCTCGTTGTAGCCGCCACCCGTCAGGGCTCGGACATCAACCCCGTCATAGCCGGCTCGGGCCACCGCTTGGGCACCCTGACTCATGTAGGCCCTGTCCAAGTCCGGGTTGCCGCCGCGGTAGATCTTCAGGCCCCTTTGAGAGACCGACACTACCTTGCCCCCAGGCTGGCTGGCGTACTCCAGAGCCTCGTAGGGGTTCCTCGTAAACGATGTCGCCGGCCGCCCACCCACGATGGCGCCCTGTTTGTCCGCGATCAGGCCTTCCCACGTACCACCATGGAAGAGCCGGCCAGTCGTCTTCAGGCCGCCGAAGGTGCTCGGGATCGGCATCGTGGTCGAGTCCTTCTCAAAGGGAAGGACCTCTTTGCGCCCGCGTAGCAGCAGCTCATCCCGCATCTGCTGGGTCGTCTTCATGGTGGGCATTATCCTTCTCCCCACTGCGTGGGTCTAGCGGGCATGGGTCGCACCGGTCAGTCTGGCATATCCCCAGGCTTTCGCAACTGCGCCTTCTGTCGGCGCTCCCGGACCCAGTCTCGGACCATCCCCATGAGGTGTTGCTCCTTCGCGTCCATCCCGGGCTCGATGAGCACCTCGAATCGGTTCTCGCACACCGTGACCTGCACCCCTCCAACGTGCTGGAGGACCATGTACTTCTCGGGCTCACCTTCTACCTTCATTCGGATCTCCACTACTAATCTGATTAGTATCAGGCCGCATACGGGTTCTCGCGGCCGCGGGCATTGAAGATCTCAGCGTCCAGGATGTCATCCTGCTCGATCTCCTCCCGCGGAGGTCCGTCGATGCTGATCCACCCGGCGTCCCGCAGGTACCGCAGCCCTTGGCTGATGCAGTCCACGTACTCATCGTGCACCGTCCCGTCGGGGAACGAGCAGATCTGGCTCACCATTCCTTCAGCCCAGTCTCGGACGAAGCCCTTCCTCTGGCTGGACTCAGGCACCCAGACCCTGCCGGCCTTGATGATGTTGGCCACAATCGACAGCCGCTGGATCTTGTCCGCCCGACCCGGGTTGTAGGCGTGGACCGGCAGGTGGGCCCGCTGCAGGTCCTGGATCAGGGAGATGCCTGCCGACTTGTCCTCCACCAGGATCAGGTCCACCAGCTTCCTGGCCTTGCCCTCCCCGTAGACCGTCTCGAACTCCCCGATGACCTTCGGTCTAAGGTCCGGGTACTGCAGGTGCTCTGCCCAGCAGTCCATGACCATGACGCTCATGCCGCCGTCCTCGGGCTTGAACACCCCGAAGGTGATGCAGCCCGTCGGGTCGTTGTGGGTCTTCTCCGAGGTGGCGCAGTCGTAGGACTGCAGGATGAACTCCAGCCGCGGGAAGGGCCTGGAGGCTGGCCAGAGGCGGAACCACTGGCGCTTGACGATGCCGGCCTCCTCCGGGTCGATGATCTCGGCGTGGATCTCCTGGCGGCCGAGGTTGGTACCCTCGTACTGCAAGATCTGCTTCTGGAAGCTCGGGGCGAGGTTGGCCACGTTCACGTAGGTCGATGCCCGCGTGACCACCACGTCGTCCCCCTCCCGCCCCAGGAGCTCGATCACCAGAGGCTTAGGCTTTGGCGTGGTCGAAGCGACGATCCGGGTCCGCTTGCCCAGGCGAACGGCGAACATGATCATGTCCCAGGAGTCCTGCAGGTACTCCCAGGCCGCGAGCTCGTCCAGCCATGCCCCGTGCCACTGGCCGCCGCGGAAGCGCTCAGGCTCGCTGGCCGGGATGCCCTTGAGGAAGCTCCCGTTCACCAGGGTGAGCTCGTGCAGGCTCTTGTTGTAGTCCGCGATCAGGGTGGCCGGGATCACGTTCAGCAGCCCCGAGTCGCCCTCGAAGCACGTGCCCCTCACGTCTCCCGAGGTGGGAGCAGAGATCAGCCAGCGGGTGTTCGGCTCCTCCCAGGCCCATGAGGCCAGGGTCTCAGCAGCTGCCCGGGTCTTCCCGGCGCCGCGGCCGGCCATCAGGAGCCAGATGGTCCACCAGTCCCCCGGCGGCTCGATCTGGTGCTTATGGGCCTTCTGCAGCCACTCCATCTGCCACGCCAGGGCAGCCTTCTGCCTCACGGGCAGCTTTTTGAACTCCTCCAGCAGGGAGTCGTCCAGGAGGATGAGGTCAACCGCCCCCATCACTCACTCTGACGCTGCATCTTCAGGTTCTTCAGGAGCTCCCCGAATACGTCGTGGTAGTGCTCCACCTGCATCGGGTTCTCCGGGTCACCTACGTGCTCCATGCGGGCCAGCTTGGGCACGTGGTACTCCACCACCGACTGGAACATGTCGAACGCCTTCGCCGGGTTAGGCGGGACGATCCACTTCTCCACCACCTCGCCCGTCTTGGGGTCCTGCTCCTGCGTCTTGACTCCCTCAGCCACGCTGTCGAGCCACTCCGTCAGGCGGTGAGCATTCCCATCCACGAACGCCGCGATCGCCCGCCTTGCATCCGCTGTGGCCTTGTTCGGGATACCCGCCCTACGCCCCATGATGCTCTCCCGTAAATGGGGACACTCTATGTGACTTGTGAGCGGTCGCTAACTTATATGAAGACATCTCTCAGTCCCTTTTTCGCGCAATCTTTTCAGCGCTGGGGAGGGAGTGTACTCAGGACTCGTGGTGGTGGTTGCACTCTATGTCGAGGTCTGAGTCGTCTTCGTGCGGGATTGGGCGTCTGAGTTTCTTGTAGGGCAAGCTCGGGCCCAGGCTTTCCAGCCAGCACATCTGGCACCACGCTCCTTCGTTTCCGGGGATGTCGCTCACGATGGCGTGCTCGTGGGTCCCGTGCTTGGGGCAGATGACTTGGATCATGGGGTCCTCCATCAGAACCTCCCGCTTGGCGAGAGGTCTGTCTTCTTGCAGGGCCAAGTGCGGTTGAGAGACACCAGGACGATTGCAGCCCCTTCCAGATGTCTCTTGTCTGGGTTTGCGCGCAGCCATTGGTGGACAAGATCGTAGAGTTGCCCGGCTTGGACATTCGTCGGCACACAGACTTCGGTCCCGCGGAAACTGTCTGCGACACCCAGTATGAAACCCAAGGCCACCATGGGCTTGACTGCACCAGTGTCGTTCATCCGATCCAGCAGTCCGTTGCCATCGACGAACTGGGCCTGGGCGGGGAGCGCCAGGGCCAAAAGCAATGCGGCGCGTAGGTTACTCATGGTCGCTCCTCAGGATGCGGCTCTCGGCCCACTTCTTGTAGGCCTTGAGCTCTGCGATCTCCGCCTTCAGGCGCTCGATCTCGCCCCTTTGGTGGTTCATGATGCTTTGAGCTCTCTCGATCCAGTCCGACACCTCCTTTGGCATCGCGTACAGGGTGTCTGAACGGCCCGTGGCGGCTCTCGGAGCCTTGGGTGCAGGGGTAGCCTTCACTGCGGGCTTTGCGGGGCTTGCAGGGCTTCTTCGAGTCGGCATTTGCGGTCCTCAGTCAGGAGAATGAATCGCAGGAGGAGCTCCTGCACGAGGTCGTCTGGGTCATCACGCAGGAGCTCGATGATCTCCTCGTCTGACAATACGTGGTGGGGGTTCATGCGGCCTCCAGGCGGCGATTGAGAATCCAAGACCACACCGCACCACCAGTCACCTTGGCCAAGAACTGCAGGGCGACGATGTGCGGCATGAGAACCCCGAACGCAAGGGTCGGGAACAAGAGTGAGTCCACGGCAGCCCCAGCCACGTTGGATCCGTTGGCGCGGAACATCCATGACCCCCGGAGTCGGGCGAACGTCCCCCAGTCCACCAGGGCGGCTGCGGTGAAGGCCGCCGCTGAGGCCACCGCAATCTGCCCGGCAGCCGGGTTCAGGATGAACGTCAGACCCCCCGTGAACGCGATGAGCGTTCCCATCTGCCAGACCTTGAGCCGCACGTGCAACCAGTCCCGCAGGGCAAGGTCCAATCCGATCAGCAGGAAAGCGTTGATGGGCGAGACCCAAGGCCCGAAGGCGGCCACGGTTAGGTTGGCAAGGATCATGGCCGCGGCATAGGCGGCGATTGCGATGGTCAGCATAGCTGCTCCTGGGTTGGCCGCTCTTTCCATAGAGTCGGCGGGTTGGTTTTCTCTAGCCTGAGTGCCATGCACTCCGGGCATGTTGCGGGGTGGTCTTTAAAGTTGCGTCCGATGTTCGTTGAGTCAGCGGAAGCAAGCGGCCATGGGCCAGCCGCCTGTCCGAGCATTCTCAAACCGTGCAGCCACGGCAAGGGTCCACGCCGGGCCAAGAGGTTGTAGGTCTCATCCATTCGACGAGACCACTTTTCTCCTCCTACCTGCCAGTACTCACCGGAACTGCCTAGGCAGATGCGCGGCCAGTTGTCCACAAGCTCCAGCAGGTAGTCATGCGGCATCCCTAGGTGCCACACCGGCAACCCCAGCATCCTGCTGAACGGCCATGTCTTCAGCATGGCTCGTTGCTCCTCCACAGTGCCACCGATGACATCAGGCACGACAGCCCAGTGGGGATGGGCTAGGTGAGGCTCGATCCAGCGGTAGAACCCCGGCACGTCAAGTTGCAGGCCGCGGGTGTAGGCGGAAAAGGCCCCGTTGTCCAACATCACGCTGGCACCTATGCGCAGGCAGATGTGCAGTTGCGCTGGCGCTGCGTAGCTCACGCAAAAGTGCCGACCGGACATCGTCTCAATGTATCAGTTTGGGCTAATCGGCGTCCCGTGATAGTGAATCACCGTTGTCTTCAAGCGCAAAACTTGTCGGCGTATTGCGAGTTGGCCTCGATCACCGGATCCCAGCGCTCGCCCATGCTGGCATCCGCGATCGCGTCCCATCCGCTGTTGCCCAGCACGATGCAGGCGCAGTGAGCCTTCTGCTCTTCGGGGTGCTTGAAGTAAATCCGGCTCTCGTCCACCGCGAAGACAGCCTCCATGGCCGCGGTCTCAGTGGTGGTGGACACCATCTCGCCACCATCCCACACCTTGACGACAGAGTAGCCAGCCTTCTTGGCCGTGCGGATCAGGTTGCGAACCACTTGACGCTCCATCTGTTGGCGCTGCTCGATGTTGGTGATGCTGGGCATGGTGTGATCTCCTGTTGTGGTGGGAAGCGCCCCGAAGGGCGCGGGGGCTAGGCGAGGGCGGCGCAAACTTGCTTGGCCAGCGCGCGATAGGCGTTGAACGTAGCGCGCGGCATCCCGTAAGGGCCAACGTCGATAGCGTGCGGATCGCTATTGAACTCGGCGTCGGCAAGCACGGCGCGTGCCTCGTCAATAGTCAGCTCGCATATGCCCGCGCGCAGCTTGTCGAGCGGCAGTTCATCGGGCATGCGGTCTGCGAGCTCGTTGGCGATCGTCGGGCTGATGCGGATCTTGATCATGTGTCGCTCCTAACTGCTTTAACCCAGCTTCGGAATGAACCGGAAGCCCTTGATTGCGTTGCGCTCGCGGAGGCGGCGCTCGCTGGCGGCCAAGTGGTGACGCTCAAGGACTTCAGAGGCTTCGGCCATTGCATCAACCGCAGCTTCAAAACCGATCGAAGCGATCAGGGCCTTGCCTTCTAGCATCAGCTTTGCCTTGGCTTCTTCAAGACTGATGTCTTGCTCTGCGATTTGGACGGCGCTGGCGTTGAGGGTAGTAGTCATGTCTGCTGCTCCTGCGTTGCGTGTTGCGATGGGATGAAGTCTAACAGGAAGTTAAAGGATTGATGTGCAATATCCCACTGTGTTGTGTGGGATTAGAAGGGGGCTGGAGGATCAGAAGGAGAGGGCTTCCATTTCTCCTTCACTGGCCTGGGAATGGGAGGGGCCACCGGGTAGTCCAGTGGCGCCTTCGGGAAGGGCCAGTTGGGGGTCACTTGAAGGCCACCCGTTGCACGATGGTCTGGCGCACGCCCTGGTAGACCGAGTGATCCTTCACCGTGAACGCAGCCTCCTCGTAGACATCGAAGGGCCGCTCGCCCTTGCTGGTGAACCACGTCAGAGCATTGCCCTGCTCGTCCTCCAGGGCCACGAGGTAGCGCGGCGCGTAGGGGTAGAAGGGCTCCTTGCCGATCTCCATGCAGCGGGTCACGCGGACCTTCCGGCCCTTGATGCGCTGGCCAGGAGTGCCGACGAAGTCGCTGGACTGACGCTGGCGCTCCAGAGCATCAATGCGGCTGATGGCACGCTCCACGCTCTCCTGCTGGCGCTCGGTCAGACGGCCATAGTGGCCAATGGCATAAGCCATGCTGCTCAGGAACTCGTTGGCGCCCTTGTGAGCCTCGATGCGAGCAATCAGTTCGGCGTTCTCCTCACGCCACTGCGCGGACGCCTCCATGCGCTCCTGCTTCCAGATTTCGCGCTGGGCCTCCCAGGCGGCCTTGCGGGCCTCACGGCGGGCCGTAGCACCGACCTCGCGGCGCTGACGGGCGTGCTCCAGGCGCACGGCACGGAAGCCCTCGACCTCAGCACCGTACTCGCGGTACGTCTTCTCGACGCAGTCGCAGCCAACCTTGAAGATGCGATCGTCCTGGCCCTGGATCAGGAACTCCCACCGGATCCCGGTGCCGCAGTAGTGGCAGGAACCGCCGGCCTTGGTGCTGCCGTCTGCGTGGACGAAGACGTTCTCTTGAACGCCGATGCAGCGGAAGGGAGCGAGACCGAGGTTGGCTTTCTGGAAGGGATGCATCTTTGACTCCTTGAACCTGCATCAGCGCAGTGGACGCATTCTCTAACGGAAAGTTAAAGTATGCAATACCCAAGTGCTGAGCAGGGTCAATGAATCGGTGCGTCATCTGGCGGCATGACTTGGGAGCGAGCGACGCCGAGCTTGTGGGTGATCTCCGCCACCATCAGGCGCAGGAAGTCGTCTGGCTTGGCGCCGTGGAGCTCGACCGTCAGCAGGACGAAGACGAGCAGGTTCGTGGCCGTGTTCGTGGCCACACTCATTCCGACGTTGTAGCCGTCCTTCTCGATGACGTGCTCCACGTACCTCTGCGCCCGCGGTGCGAGGCGGCCCATGATGTCCGCCACCCGCAGCACGTCCTTCTCTAGATCCATGGCCACCCCAGAGAGTCCATCACGATGACGATCGTGGCCGCAGTGTAGGCCGCGCCCATAGCCCAGTCGATAGGCTTGAGCCTCCTCATCGGATCCTCCGGACTGCGGCTTTGGCGAGCTTCTGCTCATAGGCCGCCTTGCCGGCCTCGTCCAGCGTCCGCATGGGAAGCTCCTGGTAGTACCTCCACTTGGCCCGGTAAACCTCCTGCTCGCTTGGCGGGACCCAGCCGGCCTTGCGCCAGCGAATGGTGATATCGGTCCCTGGTGGAGTCCAGACGTATTCGTTCATGCCTCTACCTCCGCAGCCAGAATGGCCTGCAGGCCTTGGATGAGGCGCGCGGCCTCTTCGCGGGTCATGATGGTGCGGACGCTGCCCCCAAGCAGATGCATGGACAGCCACACCCCATCATCCCACCGGTCAACGCACACCGCGGTCTGCTCTTCCGTGTGAACCACGGTCTCAAGGTCCTTCATGCTGTCTCCTTCGTGGCAAAAAGTTCAGGGAACTCCGAGCGGATCATGTCGGCCGCCTTCTCTGCGGGCATCGAACCCAGCAGGGTCAGGATGGCCTCGTAGCATTGCCTGTCCGACATGTCGATGTCGAGAATCAGGGAACTGCGCTCACCGAATATGGACAGGGTTGATGTTGAGATGTTCGCGGTCTTGGCGTAGATACGCATGATGTCCTCCTGCCCCCGTAGGGGCGTTGGTTCAGGCAGTGGCGGCGACCTTGATGATGGCGCTGGACTCGCCGCGGAACTTGTCGAGATCGGCCTCGGTGATGCCGAAGGCCTTGCACAGGGCCTCCATGTCCACCGAGCCCTTGCGGTTCTCGATCGTCACGCGCAGGCCGTACTTCTCGCCGCGGTACTTGCCCTCACCGTAGGTGTTGGCGAGGTCATCCTTCAGGGTCTTGGCCTCAGCGGTGAGGGTCTTGATCTGGCGGTCGATCACGGCGAAACGGTCGATCTTGTTGGTCAGGGACTCGACAGTCGCGAGGGCTTGGATGGCGGCTTGAACTTCAGTCATCTCGATCTCCTAAACCTGCGTCGTTGCAGTGGTGCGAACTCTAACATGAAGTTAAAGGAAGGCAGCAAACAATCCTGACCATGCTGCAGGGTTACTAATCAGATTAGTACTGTTGCAGCCTGCGCAGAGTGACGTTCAGGGCGTCGAGTTCGTCCATCTTTGCGATGGCCCAGGCTCTCTTCTCCCCGTGCCAGCCCATCTTGGAGCCCTGGTGGCAGGACTTGCACAGGGCCACCACGGTGTAGTGGCTCCCCTGCTTGATGTGATGGGCATCGCTCGGGCCGGGGGCATCGCACACGGAGCACGAAAGCTCCTTCACCCGGGCCACCCAAGCCCTTTCCGCGACGTTCAACTTGCCGTTCATGCTGCGGACTTGTCCATGAGCCTGTTGGAGGCCTCCTGGCTCCTCCAAACCTCGATCCTGGCCTGCGCAGCCACCAGCCCCCACCGGAGGGTCTCCTCGGCCTCTACAGCGGCTTGTAGGCCCTTCAAGGCCTCTACGTAAGCTGGATCTGCGTAGGCCTCCATCTCCGCGGCTGCGGCTGTCTTCGCGCGGCCATCCGCCAGGGCAGACTTCATCAGCATGGCCTTCTGGGACTTGCGGTACTCCTCCAAGTACGTGCGGTGGGCCTTGGCCTCAGCGTATCGAGCTCCTTGGTGATAGATGTAGTCCACCGCAGCGTTGATGTCACTCATCACTGCCTCCAATCCCATGCGCCCTCTCTATGGCGCGGGCGTAGGCCCGATGCGCCGCGTAGACAGGCTTGTGGTTGTTCGCGGCCCACTGCTGGTCGGTGATGCGGTCGATCTCCTCATCCGTCAGCGGCTTGCGCTGGGGTGGGGCGGTGAGATGGATTTGCACAACCCTACGCGCAGCCTCGTACCCCTCATGCCATTGAGTCTCAGGCTCGCCGTCATCATGGTTTGCCCACTTGTGCAGCCAACCCAGCGCCACAGGCTCCTGCACCGGCTCTGCCAAGGGCGGTGACGTTTTGTCCCCTACCTTATGTTGGTGCAGGGCTCCCACCTGCTGCGGGCTGTAACCCTCTGGCGCTGTAACGCCGACTTCCGCAGTGGCTACCACGAAAGATTCTGGTGGTCCTGTCATGCGGTTTCCGCAAGCAATGCAACTTCCAGTCGTCAAGGATTCCTTGACAGTTGGCTCTGCCAGTGCGGCCTTGAGGGCGGTGATTAGGTCGTCTGTTTCCTTGTGTTTCAACGCATAGTTGTGGCGCTGCGCGTCCATTAACGCCTCCAGCGCCTGCTCAACCACGGCGCGGTCAATGGTGATGGTGGTCATGTTTCCTCCCAGCCCCAGCCCAGCAGGGCCTCGGTGTTTTTGATCTGCTCATCCGTGGGACGGACGAACATGCTGAATCTGGTCTGAAAAGCGTTCCCGGGGTACAGCACCCAGAAGCCCACGGGCTTGGGCGGTGCGGAAAAGGTAAGCGTCGGCTGGTTGGCGATCAGTTTGGAGTAGGGTTCTCTGGTGTCTTCGTTCATGGCGGCGGTTATCAGGTCATTCATCTTCGTTCTCCGTAATCAGTTCCTGCGCCAGCTTCTTGCCGCAGTAGCAGCACCAAGCCATCCGGTTGTCTTCCGGTGTGCCGTCTTCAATGTTGAAGTAGCGCCCGCACGATGTGCCGTAGACACCTGAGTCGCTGTCGCCGTCCTGCTGCCATGTGCAGGTTTGCGGCTCCGGCTCGGCCTGCTGCGGCGGGGCGATGTAGACCTCGCCAGATCCATCGTCGCCTGTGATGGGTCGATGTGCGATCACCAGAACATAGCCCACGGGGAGCGCGCAGATGCCGCCCTCGATGAGCCAGCAGAGTTCGGGTTCGCCGTCCCTTTCGATTACTTCCGCAACCGCTGCGACGGTTACCGCCACCGGCTCCACCGGCTCGGCCTGCTGCGCCTTCTGCCACAGGTTGCGGTAGTGGTCGCGCTCCTTGGCAAGTTGCACAACCTGCTGCTCCGCGAGTTCCGCTCGAGTTTCGTGATCCGGCTCGGCCTGCTGCGCCAGGGCGTCCTCTAGGGCCGGAATAACTTCGTTTGCGGTGTCGGTGTCGGCAGAGCAAATCGCCGTTTCCCTGAGGTACTTCAGTGCCTCCAGCGCCTGCTGGGCGGCTTCGCGTAGTGATGTCATCTCGACACCCACCACGAGAACAGCAACGCCGCTGCCATAGCAAACGCAACGATGAACTCCGGCAAGTAGTACCACCGCATGTCTTCACGCGGTTCATCTCTTTCGCACGCCCACGGGGTGGGGCAGGGGTCACGCCCCTGATTGCATGGTCCACTGCAGTGCTTCACGATGCGTCCTCCTTCTCCATGGCCTCGATTGCGGCCACGACTTGCTTGGCGCCATTGAGAGTGATGTAGAAGATGTCGTCCTCTTGGTACAGCCTGTACACACGAGTTGGGACGTGGTTATGCCCATAGTCCAGTTGTACCCTCAAGGGCATCAAGTTGGGATACGGGTCACTCTCTGCATCGTTGTCGCACGAGTACGTCTCCACAGTCAGTCCCTTCATGCGTCCTCCTGGGTTACAGTACCGGTCAAGGCGATGAGAGCAGCATCTGCCAAGGCCTGCCCTTTGCCCTTCAAATCCAGGTCTCTCCACTGAGGCCAGATCTGGATCGCGCGAGACCTCGCAGCATCCTTGTCCGTCCCCATCAGTCCAGCCTTCTTCTTCCACGTGGGAGGAGGGACCAAGGTGTAGGGGATCTGCAGCCCTCCTAGGACCCCCTGGACCACCCCGCAAGCATGGCCGAAGGTGAACATGGACACCACCCCTTGGCCGGGCATGGAGTTCACGTGCTCGACGAAGGCGTGCTCAATCGGGAACTTGCGCATCCAGGCCGCCAGGGCAGCCGCAGAGACCCGTGTAGCAGCTCCAGCCCGCAAGGTTGGCATGGACATCCACTCCACCGGCTGGTCGCCGTCCAGGAGCACCAAGGCCCCAGTAATCCCCGGATCAATACCCAGCTTCACCGTGGGCCTCCAGACTGCGTGCGGTCATCATCTGCTCCCCCCAGTACTCGTAGCTCTGAAACCGCGTCCTGAGCTCCTTCCAGGCCTTCAGGGACAGTTCGTCCTCCCCCTCCAGCATCACCATCACGAGATCCCCGATCGACACGCGGTCGAGGATGTTGACCACTGCCCCCACCTGGGTGGGCAGGATCCCGGCCGGCGATTGCGCGGCCAGCCACTCAGCGAATTCCTTGGTCCTCACGTCTTGCTCCTTAACATGAACCACTCGCAGCGCTGCAACACGAACCGCAGGGGGCGCTGCTCCTTCCCCCCGCGGATCAGCTTCGAGCACGTCTTCCTCTCGGTGTAGTTCGCGCACTCGAAGCACAACCTCCGGTCATCCGACGGATCACAATCACGGTCATACATCCGGTCAGCCAGATCCAGCGCTTCGCGCGCAGACAGACCCTCTTGAATGAACACCTGCATGCGCTTCTGATGCCTCTGAATCATCTTCTCGTCCATGGCGACATTGTAACCCTGGGTTAGAGTTTGTGGGCAAATTTTTTTAGGCAATAGGAGGGCTATCGTTTTCCCTCATCAATTTCTTGAAGTTGATCTGACACATCGCGCAGATCTTTCTGCTGCCCGCATCAGCGTGCACCACCTTCTTGCCGGGATGAATCCCGCCCGCGCTCAACATCGTGCAGGCAGTGTCACTGCCTGTCCAGATGTGAGCCGCGGTGCTCTTCTTTTTCGCGTTGTAGAAGTACTGCATCAACACTGGTGGTGAACTTAGGCTCGGCTTGGACAAAGACATGCCTTAGGGAACCCTGAGATTCCCCTCGGCACTTCCCAACACTGTGTGGAGCCACTTGAGTGTTCCGTATTGGAGTTGCCTCACTGCGAGTTGAGCAACCTTCGGGACTTTCCGGCACTTCGCGCCGTCTTGCACAGCCCCCGATCCTGCCGCACTCCCCGGTGGACTCGAACCCCCGGATGCGTCAGGCAGACCCCTGCTTGCGCCTGCATCTTCTGTGCGCTCTCGCCCCAGGTCAGAACGTCGTAGGACTGGTGCACCCCGGCCTACACCTTGCGGCTTCCTCCGGGAACCCCCTGCCATCCACAACCCGATAGACCCCTGAGGGGCCGGCGTCGGACCAAAGAAAAAGCCCTTGCTGCTGCATCCGGTCGAACCCCCCAGGAACTCCCAGGGGCGGATGCATGAGCAAGGGCTCTAACAGTTGGGTTCGACGCCAACGGTGCAGACTGTGTCACAGGGTGTCAGGACTTGTCAAGCCCCTTCACAATCTCTACCCGGATCATGATCATGGCATCCAGAAGGCCTTTCTGGGCCTCGTAGGCGTACTCCATGGCCGCCTCAGGCTTGCCCTCCAGCATCTTGTCGTAGACCCTCTTGACTGCCACCTCCGTTTGCAGGAGGGGCAGGGCGTAGTCGATCAGTTCCTTGCCCACATGCACTCCATGATCTTCTTGGTCACTGCGAACAGTCCTTCCCTGAGGTGGAGGTCGTTCGCATCCCATCCCACCGTGTCCGCCATCGTATAGGGGAGTCCCGTCTCGCGCGCAGCCTCTTCGCCCGTGCGGCTTTCGTCGTTGTCCGCAAACACCCACCGCCGGCCGCCGATCTTGCTGGACACCTCCACGAGGTTGCTCGCCGAGAAGCACACCACCACCCGCGGCGTCAGACCAGATGCCCTCAGGGCGGCCCGAACGCTCAACCCCGTGGCATACCCCTCCACCAGCCACACATCCGGGTGGTTGCCCAGCGGGAACACCGCCCCTCGGGCCCGCATCCCAGCCAGCATCTTCTTCTCGTACTTCCGGGTCTCGGTGTCCCACCGGATCGACTGGTAGCCCTGGATCAGGTTCGTCTGGACGTTTCTCATCGGGACCAACAGAGCGTCCTCGATCACGAGCCCCTTCTCTTCCGGGAAGCCCTTGAGCTCCAGGTAGGGGTGGTTCTTCATCTCGGCGTGCTTCAGGACGTTCACCGCGGTCTTGGCAGCTGTCTCGTGCCTCTCCTCCTGCGCCTTGGCCGCCAGGGCCCTCCGATGGGCCCAGGAGCGCTTGTCCTCCTCTGTCCAGGCCTTCCCCTTACCCGAGGCGAACCAGACCGGCCTAGCCTCTCCTGCCCAGTCCATGACCCAGCCCCGCTCCCCGTCCCAGAAGTAGGCCCCGTTGTCGGAGCGCGGCTTGTCCGCCGTCCCGCACCTGCGGATCCGGTCGGAGGCGAAGAACTTCGACGGGTCGATCAGAATCCCGTGCGATCGCGCGAAATCGAGGAAGTCCATGTCAATCCCCGCAGAAGCACGCGATGGCTTCCTCGTTGGGGTCGAACATGTCGCGCTGCTGCTGCGAGAAGCGGAGCATCTCGGAATAACTCGCTCTGTCCTTGCGGAAGTTGTAAGCATAAGCAGAGCGCTTGTCCGCGAAGTTCTCCCTCGCGTAGTCCTCCATCCGCGCCCACCAGATCGCCCGCTCCGGCTTCTCAGCGATGAGGCTTTGAATCTGCGCCGCAGGCTTTAAGAAGCATAGATCGCAGTTCCCAGCGAGCGTCCGACCGTTGAAGGTCGATAGCTCCAGGTTGAATGGCTGGTTATTCCAAAACTTATTGACGTCCTGCACGCCTAACCCGGCGTCCGACAAAGGGATCAGCATCGTTTCGTGCTTGCCTTCTGGCGTTGGGCGAGCCCGAATCTTCGCAACTCGGCTCGGCTCGTCGGCCCGGATGCCAACCATCTGATCCCACTCATCCCAGCCAATGGATTTGAGGAACTTGTGCATCACTCGAATCTTGAGACGCGAAGTGCAGATGCGCTGAACGGGGGACGGCAAAAACTGTTCTTTCTGGATGAGCCGGAAGAAGGGTTCACCATCCCGGCTCGCACTCTCGAAGGAGCTCACATCAAAGCCCCCAGGCTGGTACTCAAGCCAGTGAATCTTGACGCCCCACCGCTCGCCACAGTCCCGCACGAACCGGAGCGTGGCCTCGTCTTCCTTGCCGGTGTTGGCAAAGCACACCACTGCATCGCTCGGCAACCCGCCGTTGCTCTGCAGCACCCGCCACAGCATGTAGGCCGAGGTGCGCCCGCCGCTGAAGCTGATGCAGGTCGGACTGTCGATCTTGAAGGGGTCGTTCATCCCAGGCCTTTCTTGTAGGCGATGTTGAGTTGCCGGATCTTGTTCATGACGTTGCGGTTGATCTGCACATCAGGTGCTGAGTAGAACGACCACCGACTGTCCTGGCCCGTGATCTTCTTGAACAGGTGCCACGCCCGGCCAGACTGCTTCGTTGGTTGTGAGTAGATCCTTGCATAGGTGCACACCTGATTCCAGAGGTCCTCAGCGTTGTCGGCGAGCTTCTTCTTGTTCTTACCCTCCCCGATGTAGATCTCTCTCATCTGGCCCGGCAGGGCCTCGGTCATCTCCCGCGAGACCCTCTCGTAGCCACAGGCCATGCAACGCTTGTGGAAGGGGGTGTAGCCGCACCGCGGGCAACCCTTCGCCTCGAACTCCTCCTTCGTCCGGGCAGTCTTGTCGAGTTTCTCCCCGTCGTCGAGCTTGTCCAGGCCGTTGAAGTAGATGTCGTTGAAGTCCTCGAAGAACCGCACGATGTTCCCCGAGAAGTCCAGGAGGTGGCAGTCCTTCTTCCCGGTCTCGAGCGACGCACGCAGCCCGCGGCCCCACATCTGGATCGCCGTGCTCAGGCTCTTCCGGAGAGGCCGGGCGTCACAGACACACCCCACATCAGGAACATCGAAGCCCTTGGCCAAAGCCTCCACCGAGATCAGGACCCTCAGGTGGCTGGTGGGCTTCCTGTACTCCTGCAGGAGCATCTCGCGCTCTTTCGCAGTGGTCTCGGAAGTGAAGACCGCGGCCATCACGCCGGAGGAGACAAACTGCCGGCAGAGTTCCTCGCAGTGCTTGATCGTCGCCCCGAAGACGATCGTCTTGCGGTTCTCCCCATAGCGGTGCCAATCGGAGACCACGTCCCCGATGATCTCCATGCCCCGCTCCTCCGCGGCCTTGTCGGTCCACTCGCCGCCCTTCATCTCCGCCCCGGTCATGTCCGGCTTGTGGCAGGAGAAGATCCGCATCGGAACCAACACCCCGTTCTGGGTCAGGTCCCACATGGTCGTGGCGTTGATGAGATTCGTGAAGAGCTTTCCCAGGCCGGGCGTAAAGGGCGTGGCCGACAGGCCGATCACAGCGGCCTCTGTGGCCTTGGAGAACTCCGTCCAGGCCTTGAAGGTGGTGTGGGCCTCATCAACCACCAGAACGTCCACCTGGGGCCAATACGCCCGCTTGGCGATGGTCTGCACCGAAGCGATCTGCAGCAGCTTATCCGGCCGCCGCCTCCAGTGATCGGCCTGGATGATCCCGTGGTCCACGAGACCGTACCTGTCCGCCACCGACGAAGTCTGGTTGATCAGGGTTGTGCGGTCGCAGAGGAACACCGCTCTCTTGCCCCTCTGCATAGCCTCATAGCAGATCCGAAGCCCCAGGTAGGTCTTCCCAGCCCCGGTGGGGGCCATGATCAACTGATTCTTGTGACCCTCCCTGAAGCCCTTCCTGAGGGCCTCGTGGGCCGTGATCTGGAAGTCGCGGGGGGGGAGGGAATCCATCATCACGCTCACGCGGCGCTAGGACTGCGTTCATCACTTCTCCTTCTTGAGCTTGTCCAACTGCTTCTGCAGGCTTTTGACCATCTTCACGGCCTCGTTCTTCTCGGCCATCAACCCGTTGATCCTGAGCTCCAACTGGGCGTTTAGGTGGTTCAGCCTCTTGATCTCCTCGTGGGCCACCTTAAGGGGCTCATCCGCCTCCAGGAGCTTGTGCATGGCCTCCACATCGGCCTCGTGGGCGAGCTCCGTCGCTCGCAGCTCCGCCTCGTCGGGCGCCTCTCCAGCGTGGGGGTCAGGCTCAGCGTCCGCCTTGGGACTACTAATCTGATTAGTATCGGCCTTCTCGGCCTTCTTGGTTGCCGAGCGCTGCCGGGCTTCCTCCTGCCTCTTCTTGGCCTCTGGGTCTCTCACCGCGGCCACAAAGGGCTGAGACACATCACAGGCCTTGGCGATCTCGTAGTTCGACTTCTGGTGCCATCCCGGCAACTCCAAGGCCACCAGAACCTTCTTGCGCTTGTCCTCGTTGGTCAGAGGAATGCCGTGTTTGCTGTTGGCCTTCAGGGCCGCGATGATGGCATCTTCCAAGGTGCCGGGTTTCCACTTGACGGTCACCTCCTTCAGCCCCATGAGCTTCATAGCATGCCAGCGGTGGAACCCGTCTGTCAGCCAGTAGGTTGCGCCATCGAAGGTTGCCTCAATCGGAGGAAACTCGTCTCCGTCCTCCATCCGCTCTCGGTACTCGTAGATCTTGGGCTGGCTCAACACCACCCGGCACTGCGTGCCCCCGTCGATCCTGATCTCGTCGATCTTTACTTGCCTCATCGCTTCTCCTGAAAGAGGTCTGGTCTCAACACACTGGCCGGCACAAGTCCCTGGGTGGCATCTTCGATCTTCCGCGCCAAGGTCGCGCTGGGCTTGCGACTCCCGTTGATGAGCAGAGAGAGCCAAGTCGGACTGATCCCCAGGTACAGGGCCATCTCCTTCTTCGCTCCATGGGGCTCACCCACGAAGTACTGCTGCAACGTCATCTTCTTCATCTTCTCCTTTCTGACCTGCCTTGTGCGCAAGCCTGAGCAAAAAGTCTAACACGAACTTAGAGGATGTGGTAGAGTAGCCCTCGCGGTCAGATGACCGTTCAAGGAGTCAAGATGAGCTTCATCGTTGAGAACACGTTTCAAGAATTCGAGCGAGTCAACCCAGGCCTTCACCTTGCGAGGTGCTACCGCGTCATCGACCTGGGAACTCAGAAGACGAACTACAAAGGTCAGATGAAGATGACCCGTCAGGTGATGATCAGTTGGGAGATCCTGGGGTCTGATGACACCGGACAACCCATCCGCATGAAGGATGGACGGCCGTTCATGATTTCGCGCAACTTCACCCTTTCATGGGCGGAGAGCAGCAACCTGCGCGCATCTTTGCAATCCTGGCGTGGCCGGCCTTTCTCTCAGGAAGAGAGGCGGCGTTTTGATCTCAAGAACATCCTCGGCGCATGGTGTATGCTCAACGTGATTGAGAAAACCGCCGAAGGCGACAAAACCTATTCCCGAGTGGAAAACATCACTCCCGTCCCGGGGATGATCAAGCAGGCCGGCCTTCCTCAGCCCGTCAACGAAGCCCAGATGTTTACCCTGCAGAGCCCCGACTGGGGCGTGTTTGAGAAACTCGGCCAGGGCATCAAGAACAAGATCATGGCCAGCCCCGAGTACGCGAAAGCCAAGGCGCCGAAGTCGGACTATGACGATTCTGATTTCCAGGCAACCCCGAATGACGAAGACGAAATGCCCTTCTGATGAGCACGATCATTGTCAGATCCGCTGAGTCCGTCCATTGGTATCGCAAGGATGGGACCCCTCAGTACACGGTGAAGGGAAAGAACGGTCAGGACCGCCCCACGACCCTTAGGGACGCGCGGGCGTTGAATCTGGTTCCTTCTGTCACGACCATTCTCAAGGTGATGGCCAAGCCCGGCCTGGAGCAGTGGAAGCTGGAGCAGATGCTCCTGGCGGCCCTGACCCTCCCCAGGGATCCCGCAGAGTCGGAGACGGACTACATCCAGCGGATTGTCCACGACTCGAAGGAGTCCGCCAGGACAGCTGCCGACAAGGGAACGTACATCCACGAATCGATCGAGTCCCACCTCGCCGGCAAGACCACCCCAGTGGAGCACCGCTCCACAGTCACGGCCTTCCACGAGGAGATCTCGGCCTACTTCAATGTGCCGTTCGACTATCCCTGGATCGTCGAGGCCGCCTTCGCCAGCCCCCTGGGTTTCGGGGGGAAGGTGGACATCCACTCAACGAAGGTGCCAATCGTCATCGATACCAAGACGAAAGACTTCGGCCCTGATGACAAGGTCGATGCCTACGATGAGCACCTGATGCAGCTTGCCGCGTACCGACATGGCCTGGAGATGCCAGAGGCCCGGTGCGCCAACGTCTTCGTGTCGCGGACCCACCCGGGGGTCATTCGAATCGTCGAGTGGAACCCGGGTGACCTCGAGCGAGGCTGGGAGATGTTCAAGCATCTTCTGGAATTCTGGAAACTCAAGAACTGCCTGTAAGGACAACTAATGAGCACTGTGACGATTACTATCGATTCGTCTGACTTTCCATTCATCATCGAGTCCATCCGAGCTCGCTCCAACGCTCTTCTGGGATCCGTGACTGCACAAGTCACCTCTCAACTGGTGCCGAAGCCGGAAGAAACCGTGACCATCACCGCTTCTGAAATGCCTAAGATTGCGCCCAAGAAAGGCAAGGATGCGTCTGCGCCTTGGGGCTACAAGAAGGACGGCACGCCGCGCGGCAAGCCGGGGAGGAAGGCGTGAGCTACCTCACCGACCAGGAGATCGTCGAGGTGTTCGTGAATGCGAACCTGAAAGAGAACTACCAGTTCGACCGGGACGACCTCATCAAACTGGCCAACCGGTTCGTCGATGCAGCGCGGCCGAAGATCGTGCGCGAGGAGAGATCCGAGTGCATTAAGGTGGTGAGGTCCCTCAACACCCTGGTGGCGGACAAACTCGCCGAGATCAAGGGAACACCATGATCCATATGATGCTCATCGGCGTGGCAATCGCCGTGATTCTGTTCGTGTTCTCTCAGCCAGACTGAAAAAGAACCCCCCTTCCGTGAGGGAGGGGGGCCAAGAGAGCCTCAACTGCAAAAGGCCCTCATGCCGGGGAGACAGCCGGCATGACTCATTGACCGTAGGGGTTTACCTCGCCCATGGTCGGCGAAATCGGAGGAAGGCCGCCTTCTTCGATTTCCTTCTGACGCTGCTTCTGCGCCTCGCGCAGGAGCTCATAAGTCGAAATGGCCATCTCCGGCGCCTGAAGAGCCATCCCCGCACCTTGTGTGATCCCGAATGGCAACATCATCAGTCCTCCGCCAAGCGCTGCTGCAGCTTTGGACGCCGTGCGAGGCGACATGCCCTCCTTGCGGAACTGCTCGTAGGCGTCGTACCCCTGCGTGGCCGCAGAGACGCCCCCCAAGCCGCCCAGGGCCACCCGGCCGATAGAAGGCGCCACACCCCGCATGAGCTCGCCGGCGGCCTGCGCCTCGCGCCCGATGGCCGCACGAATAGGGCCACGCGGAGCAACCTCGTATGCAGACAGATCCACGCCCGGCCGCCCAGGCGTCGTGCGGTAGATCTTCCGGGCCATCTTGGTCTCGGGATCCACCGACCTCGTGACGGGTGCGCGCTCCGGCTTCACCGTCTGGATCGCCTTCAAAGCCTGCTGTACTTCGGACATGGTCCGAATCTTGGTGCCCACAAGCCTCTCAAGCTCCGTGAGGGATAACTTGATGTTCGGGGAGATCTGGCTGCTAAGGTAGTTCTGCAGGCCTTTCTGGAGCGCCATGCGGCTCATCGGCTCGCTCGGGTCCATGGCCTGCCGGGCCACCGTTCGCATCACGTTTGGCAGCAGCGGGCTGACCTTGCGGGCCGTCTCCAGGCTACCAGCGATCCCCAGGCCGGCCAGACCACCAGCCAGCCCCGCACCAACCTTCACGCCCTCAGACACTCCTGGGATCTGAGACCGATCAGAAGGCTCCAGGACAGCCCCAGGTTCCAATGTAGTCTCTGCAGGCGCTCTGGCGGGCTCTGGAGGCTTGCGCTGGCCACTCTCGAACTGGTGGATCGCGTCCGCCAGCTTCTCAATCGCGTCTTCCGGAAACGGGTCCGAAGTGCTTTTGAGGCCCAGCGAGGTGGCAAGGTGCAGCTTGTAATTCTCGCGCGCCTCTTCGGGGTTCTCGTCCCCGGCAGGCGCGTAGCGGTCGATGAAAGCCTCGGGCGTGTTCAGCCCTCGACGCATCTTGACGCGAACATCGTTGACCAACGCTTGACGGCCAGCCGTCGGCGTCTCGAAGATGGCGAAGCCCTTGTCATCAACACCGATCTGGCCCTCGTAGGTAACCCCTTTGGGGGGTTTCAGATTGCCGGGGTTGTTGTTGTAGTCCGCCAGGGATTCCATCACTGCTCCTTGAGCCGCCAGGACCCATCAGCCTGCCTCACCCAGGTCTGATTCCCGATCTTGCGCTCTGCCGGCCGGGAAGGTGGCGCAGTCCGCGCCGGGGTCGGCGCCGCTGCGGCCGGGGCTGCAGGAGCAGAGGGAGATGCAGAGGGCACAGGGAACGTCTGGGCACCTCCAAGAGGCTTCGGAGAATACGTGGGGCTGTACCATGCCGGCAACTCAACCGTGGGGCTCTGCGTGGCGATCTGGCGGTGCTGTTGGGCGTAGTCGCGCAGCTTGCCCAGGTAGCCCTCATCGATGCCCAGCATCCGGAAGGGCACCTTGTTCTGGACCACGTACTGGTACTTCGAGATGGCGTGCTGTGCACCATGCGCCATCAGGTCGGTCAGCGTCACCAGGGCGCGCTGAGTGTTGCCGATGTTCGGCGAGCTCAATTGCTGCATAGCCATCGACGCATCGGTCGGATTCACCGTGCCGTTGCGCAGCGTCATCTGGTTCTCGGCCAGGAGTTTCATCAGCTTCTGGAACTGATCCAGCGCCTGGGGCGACATCTGCAACTGGCGCGCGTACTTGTCAATCTCTGCCAGTTTGTCTCCGAGTTTTCCGTCCGCGGCCGCCCGGGCGATCACCTCGATCGGGTTGCTGCCAGTGAACATCCCCAGAAGGGCATCCATCTGCTGCTGGCCAGTGACCACCTTGCCGGTTTTCGGGTCCGTCGTCTCCTTCAGGCCCACGCCCATCGCGAGGTCGCGAATCGACCCGAGCAGCGACAGTTGCGACGGCGCCTGCTGCGCACTCTGCTGCAGGGCGGTCTCGGCCTGACTGCCGGCTTCCCTTTGTGCACGCGCGTACTGCGTCACCGCCTCCATCTTGTCGTACCGCGGCATGGCCGCCCACTGCGCCGGCTCGATCTGCGGGGGACGCGAATTGTTGAGTGTGTCCTCGTAGCTCTTCTGGGCGTCCTGCACCTTCTTCGGATCCGCCCCTTCGGTCATCTGCAGCTTGGCGAAGTCCTGGAAAGGCATGTTCGGGTCCTTGCCCATGGCACCTACGGCCCTCTGAACCAGATCCAGCCGCGCCTGCGCTTGCCGGTGCCAATCCATCGCCGCCTTGGCGATGTCAGACTCACCGTACGCCGTGACCTCTTGGATCTCATCCGGGGTAAGCGGTCGGTTCTCGGACTTGGCCTTGTCGAGGATCTTCACCTGCTCGCGACGCTGCGCCAGGGGCAACTGACCCGCGGCGATCTCCGCACGCATCCGGGCAATCGTCGGCGCAATCGCGCGTTGAGCCTCGACCTGTTGGCCCATAGCCTCCGAGGCGCTGCCCAGAGAAGCCAGGAAGCCCCCCAGCTGCGGCTTTGCGAAGCCCGCGGCGATCTTCCACCAGTTGGGTTGGGCGAAGCGTTGCTCCAGGCGATCGGCAAGGTCCTTCTGGGCCTTCAGAGCGTCCTCGTAGGCCTGCGTAACCTCTCGCGACTTGCCCACCCCCATGGGGTTGATCTTTGCCGGGTCGAAGGCGGGCTTCTCCTGAAAGGAGGACGGGTACTCCAGAGGGAGAGCTTGAGGAGGGTTCGTCGCCATCGTGTATTCCTGTTAGATGCCACCGCCGTAATCGGTCTGATCGGTTCCCCCAAATACAGTTGATGTATCCGTAGTCGGACCACCAAACCAGTTTCCGATTGCGCCGATCGCGCCGGGCAAGTTCTTGTACCCAGTGAGTTGTTCGAAGAGGCTCGTGCCTCCGGTTGCCGGAACCTGGAAGAGGCCGCCCAGGCCAGAGCCCACAGCGCCCAGGGCCGACAGAGGCGACATGTTGAGTTGCGTCTCCACCGTCGTGGGCACTTGGTAGCCCTGCAGGAGGCTCGCGAGGTTCGACAGCGTCGTGAGCGGGAACATCTGCTGGTTTTGCAGGATCTGCTGCTGCTGGCCGCCGAGGGTCGCCAGGGCGTTGATGTTCGCAAGGTTGATCCCTGAGCCAGCCCCAGCCAGAGTTCCCATGCCCAGACCTGCAGCCTGCCGTGCAGCGGCCTGTTGAGCCGCGGTCTGACCTGCGGTCTGAGCGGCTTGCAGTTGGGCTGCATTGGCGGCCTGTTGGGCTTGAGATGCCGTACCCGCCAACTGCCCCTGCAGGGCCTGCTGTTGGCCTGCAGCCTGCAGAGCCTGCCCATACCCTGAGGTAAGCATCTGCGCGATCTGGGCGTTGAGATCTTGCTGGGCCTGCTGCTGGATCTGCCCGAGGACTTGGGCACCTCGTTGAGATCCAAACTGACCAGACCCAACCGCGGCGGCTGTGGCTGCAGGCGAGAGGTTCTGCCGAAGGTTGCGCTGTGCGATGTCGGACATTGACTGGACAGCCGACTGCACGAACGGGTTCATGTACGACTGCGCCAACTCGGCCGGACTGCTTCCTGCGCGTTGCGCGTACTGAGCCATGGCCGCCAAAGGACTCGTTGCCGTTCCGGCCGACAGATAGGGCTGCGCTGCACCAGTGATGTCCTGAGCCCCTGCAGCCTGCACCAGACCTGCCCCAGTACCCACCATAGGTTGGTACTGTCCAGCTGTCTGACCAATGGTCTGGAAAGCCTGGGTCTGGAGCGGTTGTTCGCCGATGAACTGCGCCGCCTGTTGCGCAGCCTGACCCCTCCCAGCAAGTCCTGAAAGGTAGTCAGTGTAGAAATCTGGGGCTTTGGTTGCCTGGGTTTGGGACGATTGCAGCAGGTTCGACATAGATCTTCCTGTGTTTGATCCTGCAGACGTGGCGCCTGAAGAAGGGCTACCTACGATTGTAGGTGCAGGCGCGACTCCCCCGCCAGTAACAGGACCCGTCGATGTGACAGGTGGCGACAAAGGCGACGAAGGCGTTGTCGCCGCCACATTCGGACCAGGGCCTTGAATCCATCCCTCTTTTGCAGGAGGAGTATATCCCGGCGCAAGGTCAAAAGATTTGCCAAGGCTTGGGTTATACCAAGTATTTGCGGCCATCATGTTTTCCTTTTAGAGCCAATCTTTTAATTGCGATGGCTGTTGGCATTTATTTCAAAGTTACTTGAAACATATGCCAAAACATTACTGCTTCTTGCCAGACAAATATTCAATCGGAGATTTGGCTTTCGGCGGTATTTTACTGACAGGGGCCGAGCGTTTGTGCATTCTCAACTGTTGACGCATGTGGTCAAGCATCTGAGACCCCTTTTTGTTGTCGCCTCCACCTAGAGCAGAGACGAAGGAGGCCGGGAAAACGTACTCCCCGTCCGCGATCTGGGCCGGGACTGCCTTGCCGCCGACTGCCATGCGGTGCGGCACCTGGGTGCGGAACTGGTCCAGAACCTGCCGGCCGGCCTTGCTGGAGCCGTCTCCAAGCGCTGCCACGGTGTCGGCGTCCATCACGTAGTCGCCCTCGTGCAGCATCGCCGGGATGTCGTCGGACTGGCCCGTGCCATCGCCCTGCGCGTAGAACCCGGTCAGGCCGGTGATGAACTCAGGATTGTGCCCCTCGGGCGCGGCGTGCTTGTACTGCGGGGGAAGACCACCACGCGCCATGGCGTAGGGCCGGTCTTCGAACTGGCTTTCGCTGATCTGGCGCAGGGGCGTGAGCTTCTTCGGCTGCCGGCGCTGAGACTGACCGCCGAGCATCACCGGGCCCTGGGGCGCGAAGACGGCCTGCATCTTCGTCAGGGGATCCCACATCTCGCTCCACGAACTCGTGGATCCGCCGCTGGCGTAGCCCGCCAAGTCCAGGCCGGAAACTGGAGCCTCGACTGGCGGCGCCGCTGCAGGCTCAACCGGGGCTGCAGGCTGGCCGCGCTGCGCGGTCAGGATGGACATCATCTCCGGGCTGATCTGGCTAAAGATGTTTTGGAGCTCGGCGAGTTGCATGGGATCTTGCTGAAGTTCGCTACCAATCATCGTCGGGCCTGTCTGCAGCCAGTATGGCTGGAACTGCGCCCCCAGGCCGATTGCAGCCATCGCACGTGGCGCCACGACCCGAGCAGGTGCGGGTGCCGTAGCAGGGGCTGGAGCGGGCGCTGGAGCAGGGGCAGATACGGTAGACGTGACCGCAGGCGGAGGCGGGGCTTCTGCTCCACCAACCGTCGGCAGGCCGCCCGCGGGAGGAGGCTCCTCAGCTTGGACATCAATAACACGGTTAGTCGGCAGATCGACAACAATCTTCGTTGTCTGGCCCGTGTTGGTGTCGATGATCGTCGTCGTCTTGGTGTCAGTGTTCGGATCGGTTTCGACAACCGTGGTGGACTCAGGAGTAGTCGTCGTTTCGGTCTTGACGTTGGTCTGGGTGTTGACCTCAGTGACAGTCGTGGTGTTCGTCTCAGGGTTGGTTTGAACCGTCGTCGTGGTGTTTGTGTTCGGGTTCGTCTCAGTCTGAGTCGTGACGTTCGTGTTGGGGTTGGTCTCGACCTGCGTCGTTATCCCAGTATTTGAGTTCGTCTCGGTTTGCGTAGTTGTGTTGGTGTTGGTATTAGTCTCAGTCTGAGTAGTTGTTCCAGTATTGGCATCAGTATTAGTTTCTGTCTGAGTGTTTGTGTTGGCGTTTGTCTCAGTAGTTGTTGCAGTATTGTTGTTGGAATTGGTTTCAGTTTGAGAGGTAGTGCCGGTGTTGGAATTGGTTTCAGTTTGAGAGGTAGTACCAGTGTCAGGGTTGGTTTCTGTTGTAGTAGTAGTGCCCGCGTTCGGATTCGTCTCGGTCTGGGTTGTTGTTCCAGTATTGGTATCGGTTGCAACCTCAGTCGTGGTTCCCGTGTTGGAGTTTGTCTGAACCTCGGTGGCCACGTTCGAGACAGGATCAGCCGCCACTTCCGTGGTGGTGCCAGTGTTCGCGTTCGTCTGCGTCGAGGTGCTGGCGCCCGTGTTTGTGTCGGTCGCAGTCTCAGTGGTCACCCCCGAGTTCGTGTCTGCCTGCGTCACCGTGGACAGTCCTGAGACAGGATCGGCCGAAGTGGTTGTCGTGGTCCCAGTATCGGCGTTGGTCTCTGTCGTCGTGGACGTGCCCGTCGAGGTATCGGCCGTGACCGTGACATCTCCACCCGTAATCGGATTAGTACCTGTCGTCGTGGTCGTCGGCAGTCCGCCGGTCGTGCCATCGCTCGGCGTTTCACCGGCTTGAGTCGTCTTATCGCCGGCAGTCACAGCGTCGAGGCCGCCAGTCGTGACATCGCCAGCAGTTCCTGTCACAACATCCGCACCTGGGCCCACGATGTCAGCCGCGGTGTCTCCAGTAACCGTTGGCAGGGCGCCCGTGGTCGTGCCTGCTGTAGCTCCAGTAGCCACGCCCGCAGTACCTGAGACATCGCCAGACACTGCCGGCAAGCCACCAGTCGTGTCACCAGTCACCCCACCAACAACATCGGTGCCCGCGATCACGTCGGCAGTCGTTCCTGGGCCAGCCGTGACACCAGTAGTCACGTCGCCAGACACCGCCGGCAGACCACCGGTCACATCACCAATCGTGATGTCCGCGCCCGCTCCTGCAGGCAGTCCGCCAACGATGTCGCTGATCGTGATACCCGTACCAGTGCCGGCCGGGGCCACGTCGCCACCGACAGTGATGTCCGTCCCCGCAGTGCTCGTCGTACCTGCAGTGACACCACTCGGCGCTCCAGTAGTCAAGCCGCCGACAACTCCAGGACCACCACCGACTCCAGCTTGCCCAGCAAGAATGTTTTGACCCGCAGAGATGCCACCAGCGGTAGAAGACTCAAGCAATGATCCGATAGCCAGAGAGTCCAAGGCCTTGTTCATGTCGAACTTGCCAGACACCCCCAGTTGCTCACTGATCGACTGGCCAAATTCTTCTGCGCCGCCAAAGACACCTTCACGAAGCATATTTCTGCCGATCGCAGTTGGCAGATTGCGCGTGATGGCCTCAACAATCGGACGCTCACTGACCGCAGAAGTGAAGAGAGTAATCAGCCCAGATGCTGCAGCAGATTTTGAAGCCGCAGATGCAGCAGCTTCATCGCTATAACCTCTATTCTTGAGTTCGTTATATACAGACTGATAAGACGCTAGGGCAGACTCGCCTGCGTCCATGGCCGCATTTGTTCCTACAGCGGCAGTGATGCCCATACGGTTAGCAAGAGCGTCACCGTAACGCAGCCTAGTTGCAGTCGTAAGACCTCTTCCAATAGTCGCGGCAGTTCCAAGCGGGAACAGTTCCTGGAAGCCCTCTGACACAGTCCAGTCCAAGAGACCGAGAGGGTTCATCACGCCGGCAGAAACCGCTGCCGCAAGTTTTCCAAGAGCACCATCCGCTTTGCTAATGGCGTCAATGATGTTGTCTTGCTGCTCCAGAACACGTCTGGGCGTGATACCAACACCGTAAGAGGTGAGATTCCCACCAGCACGCTGCAGGATGTTGTCACGCAGCCCCAACGCCTCGGCACCAGTGCCCAAGTACCCGATGATCTCTCCGGCACCCTTGGCAAACGGGGCCACAGTCGCCTGCACTACAGAACCAAGTACACCAGGATCCCCGGCAACACGAGTGCCCTCTGCGCCTTCAATGTCCTGCAACTCTTCCGGAGAAGAAGCGCCAAAGAACTCATCGCCGCGAGTCTGAGCAGCAATCCGGCCGGCTTCCTCATCGCTGACACTTTTGCCTGTGACGTTAATAACAGTCTTCAGGCCTACAGGTTGTCCGCTTGGGGTGTATCCGTAGCTGTCTGGCGTCTCCCCAGGAGCAATAAACCGCGTTCCAGCAGGAGGTTGAATTGAAAACTTTTGTCTAACAACATCCTCAATGTTCAGAACGTCACCAAGCTCTGAAGGAGGCTCAACGTGAGACAAAGGCGTGCCAGTGTCTCTTGAATACCTCAGAAGATTTTCAAACCCCTGTTCGCCCTGCGCACGAATAAAAGCAGCGCCTAAAGCCAGAACACCTTGATCAACCCATGACAAATTTTGCCCAGGGTGCAGTCTTGCAATAACTTCCGCCGCTTGGTGCTGTAGAGCGTTCTGTGTGATCGTTCCAAGTTGTGGGAGTCCGCCCGTCGTGGCTGCACCAGTTGTTGCGCCAGTCGTTGTACCTGCAGTTCCTGCGGTGCCAATCGGGCCATATCCACCAGCCCCAGGCTCCATCTCTGTCAGAGAAGAACCACCAGTTAGTTGCGTTACAGCAGTCCCGGCCGTGGTTCCTGCAGGCTGCGTGGCTGCAATGACATCTGCAGTCGTGCCGCCGGCCGGCGTGGACGTCGGAAGTCCGCCCAGGTAATCCGTGGCGCGATCGACCACATCCTGGCCCTCTGCCACCCGGCTGGCCTGTCCTGCGGGCCCATAGGCTGCAGTAATCGCCTGCGCGTTCTTGTAGTTGTTTAATGAAGTATCAAGCCCGCGAGCTGCGTTTGCGATTGCGGAGATGTTTCCAGACTGAATTGCGGAAACAAGCCGAGCAGCGGATGCGGCGACTTCTACGTTGGGGCTGTTTATAAATGTGTTCGCCCCGGACAAAATCTGAGAGATATTTCCGCTCTCAATGCCGCGAGCAATGTTCAACCCGCCCTGAATCTGTTGCGGGCTCAGGCCGGTAAGTTCAGAAATACCCGTAGGTACAAGAGACTTCAAGCCGCTAGCGAGCAGGTCACCGAAGTTTCCGGAAGCAATAGCCCCGGGCAACCCTGCAGCCATACCTGTAACCGCGTTAGATGCGGCGGAACCAAGGGCAGCACTACCAGTCGCCTCAGCAACAGAACTCCCAACTTGTGATGCTGTATTTCCGATGAGTTCTGAACCAGCCAGCAACCCACCCACGCCCCCTAGCAAAGCGCCCTTGGCATCGCCAGATGCAATTCCGCCCAAGATGGCGTTGCCAACTGCGGCTTGTGCAGCCGCACCAGTTACTCCGAGGCTCGCGCCAAGCGCAGCGCCCGCCCCACCAGCAGACGCAAGGGTGGCAGCAAGCCGCGCTACTTCGCGGAAATCGCCCCAGTCAGAGGAAGAACCCCAGACAGGAACGATGACGGTTTGCCCTTCAGGCGTCTGAACAGCCTTGTATGAAACGTTTCCTTTACCGGCAGCAGACCACGCAAGAAGATCCGGACCTTGAAGATACTGTTCTAGTCCGTACGGCTGCTGACCGAACTCTTCTTGCCCAGAACTGCCGAAGCCGCCCAGGTAACCAAACGCTTGGTCGCCGTAGGTAAGCTGTTTGCCGGTTTGTTCCACCGGCAACATTGCTCCGGTAAATGCAATATTTTCACCTTCGCCGTAGGACTCGGGCTCGTATCCGGTGTACGTAACATCTCTCAGACCAAGTTTGCTCAGGTCTGTGATGCCGTAGTTGGTCAGGATTTTGGCAAGCTCTTCAGCCCGGTTGATCCCCGCCATCGTCGGATCAATACCCGCTTGCTGCCAGATATTCGTCAGCGTTTCGGCAAGTGGTTGCCACGCAGGGGCAGTGGGAGTAATCGGCGCAGCCGCAGCAGGAGCAGGCGGCGTCCAGCCCACCAGAGCTTCTGGTGTGTAGCGAGACATGTCTTCGCCGCCCGGGCGTTCTATGCTCGGCCCATATTGCGATGGCAGGGCACGCATGACTTGTCTGCCGCTGAGACCAAAGACGGGACGGTCACCTTCATAGACAACCCCATCACCGACGCGCAACTGCTGACCAAACCACCCCAACATAGGGGCACCACCAACTTCAGTCTGATATGCCAGACCTGTCAGCGGATCAATTGGGCGGCGTACCCCGGCAAGACCGAGGATGTACTCAGGAAAAGCAGACGAAGAAGGCAACCCACCCAAACTGGCAGATTCCATCTCTTCTTCTGTAGCCAAGCGATTGTTCATGCGTTCACCGACATCAAACCTGTCATGACTTCAGCCCAATCTTGCCAGGACTGAAACCCTCTGTGATCCGGCACTCCAGACTGCACGAAGTATCCGATCCCGTTCAATCCATCAATCCACTGTCTCCAGCGATCTTCCTCCACGTACCCAAGCTGATTCGATGCGAAGAGCTCCGCCATGAGCTTGCAGTACTGATCCCATGTCATCCCGCGAGGGTCGTAGGCAATCACGGGTTACCCGTTCCCCGGACATCTCCGGTGTCGATGCTCAGAAGCACCTTGCCCATGAAGTAGTTGCCGTTCTGGGTGTTGCTGCTGAACTTCAGCCGCATCTGCCGGCGCTGCTCCTTCATGTCGATCTTGAGCGTCGTGGGCGAGAAAGGATACGGATCCGAAGGCTCGGAATCCTCCTCAGCATACCCCTTGCCGGTCACGATGACTTCCATGTCACCCGACTGCACAAAGTCAGGCTCGATCCTTTCAATCCGGGTCCAGACGTTGTCTCCAGGCTGTTCCGTGGCCCCCACTAGCCCGATGCTTGCGCCGATGATGTTGGTCTCAAAGTACGACTCGATTGCGTTGACCCTGTTGGTATAGATTTCGTTGGTGCCCTTTTCGTGCTGCCACAGGGTATAACCCTCGGCGTCATTCTCATCCCAGCCGCCCCACACCGGCCTACGGAAGACCTCCGAGAACACCCCTGCAGACCTTCGGGCTCCCATGGCCTGCCCGGCGTCGTACCAGACCTTGTCCCGGACGTTGTAGATCACGGCATCGTTGCACTCAACCGAGTCTCCGCTCGGGAAGAACCACCAGATCTCGCCAAACCTAGGCACCTTTGACACCCAGACCTTCTGCCTGTAGTTGTAGTTGACGCGGTCGAAGAAGTAATTGAAGTTCTGCTTGTTCTCGACCTCTTGGACCACCCCGTTGTACATGAGAAAACGGTCAGTCCCAGCCCAGTAGAAGATGCCGTCATACTCAATCACGCACTGGCTCGACATGATCGAGGACTGCTGCGTGATAAGGTCATACCTCCAGTACAGGGTCTGGTTGCCAACCGTCGTGGGGGAGTAGGTCACCCGCACCACCGAATCAAGGGTCCAGAACAGGCCTGCAGGCGACGTTGTGCCTCCTCGAAGAGGCAGACCCTTGACTACCTTGGTCGATGAGATGTTGTTGCGGTTGGCGTCCGCAGAGGTCCAGTTGTTGAAGTCCCCGGCCGCGCAGTTCCCGATGAACCCGTTGCTGCCGTAGACGAAGAGGTAGGGGAAGAGCATCACGACGCCGCCAGACACCGCGATGTTGTTGTCAAAGGTCAGGGTGACGGTCGCCGAGGCGGTTGCGTTGGCGCTCAGTGTGGCTGTCCACGTGCCCGCCACGTCTGCCGCGGATACCACCGTGGTGCCAGCCGGAATTCCAGGGCCCGTTACCGACACGCCAGGGCCGATGGCCACGATTGCCGTGGCGAAGGTCACCGTGTTCAGGCCGGCCGTCGTGGTGCCCGAGGCCGTGAAGACTCCCACAGGGTTCAGCGTCGTGCCCGTGAAGGGACCGTACATCGGCCTTGTGTTGACGTTGGAGGATATGTCCGACAAGTTCCTGCCAGGATGCGCGATCAGATTATTCTGGCCGTTTCCAAGAGCGTCATATCCGATATCAAACTGCCATAGGGTGTTAGCGTTCGGATCAAAAGATGTAAGCGATGAGACATAGCCAGTAAAGCCAGAGCCAGTTCCGCCTACGGATGCCGCATTGATCGTGATCGCTTCGTTGTGGACGTAGCCAGTGCCTGCCGTCGTCACAACAATACTGGCAATCGCTCCCGTTGTGACCACCACCGTTCCCTGCGCCCCAGTGCCTCCAACCGCGGTAAGGGGAACATTCGTGTAGGTGCCATTGGTGTACCCCAGGCCACCACTAGTAATTGCCACTGATGACAAAGATCCAACAGCGTTGATGGGAGTCGGGCCGAATCCAACCCCGTTGTCGTTGTCAGTAATCCACCGCTCAATCCCATCAGAGTAGCCAGAGACGATGTAGTTCAGGCCGTTGTCGGCACTCATGATCATGCCGCGGCTGATGCCCGAGGCATTGAGGAACATGCCGTTGTAGCCGCCCATCTTTCTGGGGCGGCCATACTGGAACCTGACCCACTTGCCGTCGATGTAGCTGTTGGACAGAAAAATGGTTCCGTCCCGCTGGATGCCGGGCCCGACCTGAAGAGGAACGACCTTGGCCGTCATCAGAACGCTCCGCCGTTGATCCCCACAGGAAGGTACAGCCCTGTGGAGGTCAGGCGCCCCGCAAGCGCCCCGCTCGCAGCAAAGCCCAGTTGCCCGCTGGCGGCGAGGTACAGGCCGGTAGTAGCATCACCAGAGAAGGACAGAGAGGGGTTGGCCGCCGTCCCGTTGCCGATGGTCAAGCTGTTGATGAAACTTGAAGTCGAGGTCTGCGCGTTGTAGATGTTCGTGCCGTCACAGATGGCAAGGATGGTCTGATTCTGAGCCAGAGTCAGAGTTGTTCCGCCCATGACTCCGGTGCTAAAGGTAAGGGTGAATGCGCCGGTCGTGACGTTGCGAAGAGAATAAAGCTGAACCGTTTGCGGGACAATGACGGTACATCCGGATATCAAGATTCCTTGATATTCCTGAATGATGCTGGCCGCCTCAGCTGCAGTCAACGTGACCGTCCCTCCAGTTACGTTCTTGACCAACTGAGTGAAGGTGAACTGCGAAGACTGCCCGTACCCGTAGGTGAAGAAGTTTGTGCCGTTGCACACGACCACAAACGACTCACTGATTTGGAGTTGTGCGCTGACCTGTCCATCGATCGTGTTAGCACCCTGTGGAACCACGTTGAGGATGCCGGTGCCGTCGTTCTTGATGATGACGAACCAATCTGCTCCGGCCGTGGCAGATGTCGGCAGAGTGACAGTTCCCGCTCCACCAGTCCATACGTACATGGACGCAAGGTCCGTGTTGTCGAGCGTGTAGTTGGCCGAGAACGTAGTGACAGGCGTGACGGTGTTGAGCGTCGTGTTGATCGCTTTGAGACCGTAGCCGGCCAAGGTCGCGGCGTTGGCTGCACTCGTGCCGGCGCCAAACGTCACCGTGGCCCATGAACCATCTTCCGTAGAGTTATCCGTGATGTAGATGTACTCAGCGATGCCCGAGGCGATGGAAACAATCGTGGTTCCGCTCTGGTTCACTACTGTGAACGAGTTGACCCCGATGTTCCGAATCAAAGCACTCTGCCCAACCGACACTTGAGTGGCGGCTGGCATGAAGAGCTTCAGGCCTGCTACGGTCGCCGTGACCTCAATGATGTTGGCCACCACGTCTGCGGTGTTGCCGTTGACAGGCCACTGCAGCGTCGTGTCGGTTGATATGGACAGAGACTCATACCCGACTTGGGTCGGGCTGATGGTCTGGCCGGTGTAGGGGTTCGTATAAGTCGTCATGATCAGGAATCCACCGCAACAGCCTGACGATCGCCCACCCTGGTCACGTCTTCGGCCTTCAAAGCTTGCAAGGCCTCGGAATACTTCTGCTGGAAGATCTGCCTCTGGTCGTTCTTAAGGAACGGCATCGCTTGCAGGAGGGTTCCGAAGAGCATCGCGTTGGGCGCGTTCTGCGTGAGCCAGTTGGTTTGGTTCGTCTCGCTCAGGGGCGCAATCCTCTCGTAGTAGAGAACCTCAAAAGGATAGTCTTCTGCGGGCGTTGGCGCCAGATACCAGTGGTCCCAGTCCGTGTCGGCGTAGTACAAGGGAACATCAGTCTGATTGGAGTTGGGCCAGTAGTTCTTCAGGTACTCGTACTTACGAAGGTACACCGGCCTCTTCTCGCCGTTGACCTCAACGCTTATGGACACAGTTTTCCTCCATCGCGCCGGTTTCTGCAGCGTGGCGTTGCCGGTAAGCATGTTCGAAGTCACCACCTGGAGCTGCCCCAGCGTTTTGACCTGCTCCGCGATCTCAAACTCCGCTAGGGTGATGAAGGTCGGGATGGCATCCACCACAGCACGATCGCGCCGCTCCAGGTACTGCTGGATCGACGCAGTCAGACTGTCGTAAGTCATGACCCAAGAAGGGGTAGGCATACAGTGTCCTCAGTTCAACAACGCTGCCTCAGCAGCCCTACGGCGCACCAGACCGGGCAGAACCCGGCCTCCACCACGCACCCACTTCATCAGCTCAGTCCTGGCGCCCTCAACATCATCCGCGTTGATCCTCCTGCGAAGCGTTGAACTGGACAAGGCGCCCGTCCCGCAATTGAAGCTGAAGTCCAGAATCGCTCCCGCCGCTTTGTCGCCCCAACTAGACAGTTGCGGACAAAGCCTTTGCACCTTCGGCAGGCACTGCAAGAGTTCGTGCTCCAACAACTCCATGGCCCGATCCTTCGTGATCGGAGGATCTTTTAAGGTGACCCGGACGCCGTTCTCGTAGAAGGTGCTGCCGACGCCGATCGTCGGTACGTTCGCCGGACAAAGGTACGGCTTGAGGTACAAGCCCTCAAAGACAAGGCACAGATCACGCGCCGTCTGAACTGCCTTATTTTCCACGCTTGCCAAGCGACCTGTCCGCAAAGAAAAAACCCAGGACAGTCCCCGCCAGGGTGACGTCCCAGTCGTCCATCTTCCAGCCCTGGTTGGAGAGCTTTAAGCACCACAGCACCAAAGCAATCGTGGCCGCAGAAGGACGAATGACGCCGTTCCACACATCCACAAAGGCGTACCCCGTGGGCTTGAATGCGGACTCCATGATCTTGCTGAAGGCCTCTGCCTCTGCTACTGCCACGTCCGCCTGTCCCTTGGCTTCCACCATCTGGATGCCAAGCTCATTCTGGAGCCTCAGAGCCTCCTGGGTGCGCTGGTGAGCCCGGTCGTCCAGGTCGTTCTGCAAACGCATCCGCTCAATCTCGAAGGCGTGATCCTGCTTCTTGTTCATCCAAGCAGACATCTCGCCCCAGATCATTCGGAAGACGCTACCTCCAAGGAAGGAAAACAAGGCTTCAATCATGGTCAGGCCTTCATGTTGATTGTGTCGTCTCCCTTGGAGACGGTCACCTTCTCGCCATCCACATTGACCCGCATGGGCAACTCCTTGCGGTCAAGTTTGTCCAGACGGTCAATGAGAGATCTGATCACCTCAAACTCCGGCTTCTCCTGCTTCGGGCTCGCGCCGGCGATGCCGTTGAGCATAGAGATCAGAGCCGTCAGAGCAGCCCCAAGCAGGCCCATCACGGCAGCGATCTTCTCGTTTTCCAGAACGATAGACGCTGCCACGCCTATAACCACAATAAGCGTGATATAGAACAGTCCCTGCTTGCCAATAGCCTTGCCTGCAACGTCCCTGGCGGGGCTTTGGGCCTCCAGCTTGCTCAGTTCGATCTTTGCCTGAGCCTTCAGCAATTCGAGGTCTTCGTTCACTTCCTTGCCTCGTGCTTGATGTGCTCCCAGGCGGCAATCGCCAGGAACACCACGATGGCCCACAGACCGGCACTGGCCACTTTGCTGAAGGCGTCAGACTTGGTCTTGTCCCACCAGCCGGCCTTGGCGATCGCCTTTTCATGCGCGATTCGGTGGCCGTGCGGGTCGCCGCCAGGGAAGGCGTCAGCAAAGCTCTGCTTCAATGCCGCGAACTGCTTGTCCATGTGCTGCATCAGTTGCTGCTCATGAGTCTGCAGAGCGTTCGTTACCGCCGTCTGAATCATGAGCTTCACGCGATCTTCAGTCAGCGCTTCTGTACGGCGCTCCGGCCCGTCGTATCCCATAGGTCAAACCGCACAAAGAAGTCCCAGAAGACCACCAACAGCAGTGGCAACAAAATCAAGCCCATCAGGCGTCCCCTTCTTGCTGTACCAGTCCCTGATCTCTTTCAGCAGGCCAACCATTACGGCAAGACCAAGACCAGCCTGCCAGCCCAGCAAGAGATTCCCAGCAGCAAACAAGACAACTCCACCGATTAGGTGGAGCGCCTTGTCATGCGGGAGCTTGTCCAGCAGGCTCATTAGTCATCCAAGCCCGCAGGCTCGACCTGTTGCTGGGCTACTTTGACTTGCGGAGCAGCCTGCGCCTGAATCTCTTGAACCAGTTGAAACACCTCGCCGTAGGGGCGGGTGCCGAGGTAGTTCAGAAGGCCGTTGATCAGCGACAGCTTCAGGGTGATGTCTTGGTCGTTCATGGAGTTACTCCTTGTTATGCCCAGGGCAGCGGTTCCTGCACCACGGGCGGGTTGATAAGCGCGTCGAGTTGCCGGGTCAGATTGGCTTCAACCTCGTCTTTGTTCACGCCGCTGTCCCAGCACCAACCCAACACCTGATTTTCGGTCAGGTTGGCATACGGAGTAAACGGGGTACCAGGGGCAGAGAACGAGCAAGACCCGTAGGCATCAACACTCTTGTCCTGATCCGCAGCCACGCAGCGCCAGCCAGCGGTGACAACCACGTTCGTCAACGAGCCCTCAACGGGCTTGACGTTCATGTATTCGATTTTCCAGTTCATTTCAGTTCCTTTCAGGGGTTAAGGGCCAGCGTCACGCCACGCGCCACCGGAGTAGAAATAGAGCTTGTTGTTCGTGGTGTTCACCACAATCGGAGCCATGCCGGTGATGGCAGTCGGCGTGCCGGTGGGCGTGCCCGCGCAGGTCGGGACGTAAAGGAAACCGTCTGTCGCGGTGGTGGCGAGGGCTGCGGAAGCACCGGCTACGATGTTGCCGGTGGCGGTGATGCGGGCACGCTCTGCGTCATTAGTTTTGAAAACAAGGGGTTGATTACTCTTGACGGTGATATTCCCGCCAAAACTGGCAACGTAGTCGATATACAGACCGGCGTCAGCGCCGCCCGCCAATCTCAACACTGGGTTTGTGGCAGCGTACAAGTGCAACAACGTATTAGGACTCGCAGTACCAATCCCCACGTTGCCGGAGGAGTCGATACGCATGCGTTCGGTGCCAGAACTATTCCTAAACAGAATGTTCTCTGACGTAGAAGGCGATTGCAATATCAAACCACCGCCTGCTGAACTACTGAACACAGTGTTAGCGCCGCCAAACGTAAGCCACGCGGTGTTCGCTATATTTAGCGTAGATGCAAAATTTGCAGTTCCGTTTACATCCAGTTTGTATCCCGGACTTGCAGTACCAACCCCCACATTCCCCGACGTATCAATCCGCATACGCTCGGAGCCGCCGGTGTAGAAGGTCATCGGCAGGTAGGTGCCGGTGCCTTGGATAGCAGATGAAATCCGTACTTCTAATCCGTTTATAAATGCATTTAATTGACCGCAGTTTGTGGGTGTTGACGAATTGAAAAAGTTAATTCCAGAAGTAAGACTCGTTCCGTTTGGCAGAGCTTGTATTACCGTGTTTCCATCCGTTACATTGTTTTGAAACGACAGTCTGTTTGCCAGCGTCGCATTCGACATATCCCCCGTGATGCGCTGCGCGGTGCCGGAGAAGGACAGGTTGCCGGTGGAGACTGCTGCGCTGTTTGCAGTCAGCGTCGTGCCGTCGAACGTCAGGTTGGCAGAGCCAGCCAGCGCACCGGAAAGGTTGTACTGAACCTGCGTGGTGCTGCCACCGATGCTGCCCGTGCCCTTGGTGGCCAGGGTCTG